ACCTGGCACGAGCCAACCCGGACCTCGCGGCCTCGCTCAACGCCTACCTGCGCGTCGGCATCCCCGAAAAGTACATCGCCATCGCCCGCGACCCGGACGGCAGCGTGAACGACGACGCTACCCGGCTTGCGTGGGAAATCCTCCAGCGCTTCGACAAGCTGCCGGACTACTCCAGCGGCTTCTCGCAGACCGGCTCGATCCGCACCGTGGCCGAGGCCCTCGCGAAAGAGGGCATGCTGTACGGCGGCATGGGCTGCGAGTTGGTGCTGGACAAGGGACGGCTGCCGTACAAGTTCCAGCCGATCCACGTCCCGTTGCTGAAGTTCTACGAGGACGACTACGGCCCCTCGCGCGGCCTGCGCCCGGTGCAGGTGGTCTCGGGCACCGAGATCGACCTGGACATCCCGACCTTCTTCATGGTCTACCTCGACCCGTCGCTGCTGGACCCGTACCCGCAGTCGCCGCTCGAAGCCGCCATCCAGCCGGTCATCACGTCGCAACAGTTCATCCAAGACCTTCGCCGCGTGATGCAGCGGCACGTCTACCCGCGCTACGACATCGCGATTGACGAGGAGAAGGTCCGCAACATCATCCCGCCCGAGATTCTGAACGGCCCGCCCGAGGACCTCGACGCCTTCCTGAACAACCTGCTCGCGCAGGTGGAGAGCACGATCAACGAGCTGGGCGTCGAAGAAGCGCTCGTCCACTGGAACTTCATCACCGTCAAGTACATCGAGGGCGATGACACCACGGCCGACAAGTTCAACGCGCTCAAGGAGATCATCGACGCCAACCTTGCGAAGGGTGCGCGTACGATGCCTGCGGTGCTGGGCAACGGCTCCGGGTCGCAGAACGTGGCCTCGACCGAGACCCTGCTGTTCATGCTCGGCGCGAACGCCTCGGTGCGCCTGAAGCTGCACGAGATTTTTTCGCAGATGCTGACCATGGCCTGTCGCCTGTTCGGCCAGGACGTGACTGTCACGTTCGAGTTCGATGAAATCGAGCTGCGCCCGGCGACCGAGCTGGAGGCGTTCAAGACGATGCGCTTCGAGCGCCTGACCAAGATGTACGCGCTGGGCATGATCGGTGCCATGGAATTCTGCCTGCGAGTGAACGGCTTCCCGATGCCCAAGAGCTTCACGGACGAGAGCGGCACGCTGTCAATCAGCGACATCCTTGCGCTCAAGTCGGCCGGTGCCGAGGACCAGAACGCCTACAGCGGAACGGGCGCTGGCGGCGGACAAAGCGGCGGTGGCGCTGCCACCCAATCGCGCAAGAGCAAGACGCCCGAGAAGTCCAAGGGCGGACAGAGCAAGTAACTTTACCCTGCGCCGTTGCTCTGACGGCGTTGGTCTCCGAGGTTCTGAGAGCACAGCCGCTCCCTGTTCAACCTTATGAGACCATATGACACGAAAACCGACCAAGCGCCAACAGGCGGTCCTCGAAGCAGTAGCCAAGCATGGCGTGACGGGAGCAGCGAAGCTCCTCGGCGTGAACCACTCGACAGTGGTGCGGACCGTGCGGCGAGGAGAAGCGAACACTCTTAACGGAACCGGCGAGCGCATCCTCGTGCTGCCGGATGTGCAGGCCAAGCCGGGCATCGACTTCTCATTCCTGCGCCGCATCGGCATGTACGCGCTGGAGAAACGCCCCGCCCGCATCATCTGCGGCGGCGACTTCGCGGACATGCCCTCCCTCTCGGCCTACGACAAGGGCAAAAAGGCGTTCGAGGGTCGCCGCTACAAGCGCGACATCGAAGCTGCCCAGTACGCAATGCTTGCGCTGCTCGGCCCGATCCGCGAGTACAACCTCACGGCCAAACATCCGTATCTGCCCGAGATGGACCTGTTCCTCGGGAACCACGAGCAGCGCATCAACCGTGCGGTCGAGGACGACCCGAAGCTCGATGGCGTGCTGTCGATCAACGATCTCGGCTACGAGGAGTTCGGCTGGCGTGTTCACCCCTTCCTCGAAGTGGGCGTCATCAACGGCGTCGCCTTCTCCCATTTCTTCACGTCCGGCGTCATGGGCCGCCCGGTGACAACCGCGCAAGCCCTGCTGACCAAGAAGCACATGAGCTGTGTGGCCTTCCACCAACAGGGCCTCCAGATCGCGACCGGCTACCGGGCGGACGGCACCTTGCTCACCGCCATCATCGCGGGTTCATGCTACGAGCACGATGAGGAGTTCATGGGACCGCAGGGCAACAAGCACTGGCGCGGTTTCCTCATGCTGCACGCCTGCAAGGACGGCTCCTTTGACCTGATGCCGGTCAGCTTGGATTTCGTGAATCGCCGTTTTCCTCGCGAGCGCGTGGAAGAACCTATCTACTCTGTTCCCACCGCGTCAGAGATTGCCGCTGGTCGGATGTAGGACTGGCCCTTGCATAAAGCCGCTTTACCGATATACTCGCCCGCCATGAAGCTCAGCAATACCTCTGCTCCCCTCTGGTACGGCACCGAGGACAGCTTCCAAGCTGTCCTCCACGCCATCGAGCAGCTCGCTGCGCTCGAAGCCCAAGGCACCGACGCCCTCAAGGCGGCGGTCATCGCGCGAGGTGGTGACGACGACTTCGGTCTGCCGCCCATGCTGCAAATCCACGGCAACGTGGGCGTCGTGCAGGTGGACGGTCCGCTGATCGCGGGCAGCGCGGGATTTCTGCGTCTGTTCGGCGTGGTGGGCTACGACGACATCAAGCAGGCCCTCGGCGATGCGGTTGCCGACTCCAACGTGAAGTCGATCCTGCTGTCCATCGACTCCGGTGGCGGCCAGGTCAACGGCGTCGAGAGCGCGGGCGACTTCATTCAGGCCGTGGACAAGATCAAGCCGGTGGTTGCGCACACGGACGGCCTCATGGCTTCCGCCGCCTACTGGATGGGCACCTCGGCCCGCAACGTGTACGCCTCGAAGACCTCGACGGTCGGCTCGGTCGGCACGCTGATCATGCACATGGAGCGCTCGAAGCAGCTCGAAGCGAACGGCGTCACCGCCACCATCGTGCGCTTCGGCAAGTTCAAGGCGCTGAACAACCCAGTGGAGCCGCTCTCCGCAGAGGGTAAGGCGCAACTGCAAGCCCTTGCGGATGACGCCGGGCAGATTTTCGTGGACTACGTGGCGGGCCGCCGTGGCGTCACGAGCGCGGAATTCCAGAAGACGATGGGCGAAGGCCGGGTGTTCCCCGGCCGCAAGGCAGCCGATGTCGGCCTGACGGACGGTGTCATGTCGCTCGATCAAGCGATGGCACACATGAAAACGCTTGACACGTCTAGCTCAGCCGCACACAATTCGCGCAGCTCAACAAGGGGTACTCACATGAAAGTGGCTTTCGCCAAGAAGACGATCCTCGCAATCGCGGCGGGAACCGCTCTCGACCAGCTCGGTCTGGACGCGCCCGAGGCGAATGCCGCAGGCACCAAGCTCGAAGGCGATGCGCTCGCCGCGTTCCAGACCGAGGCCGGTGAAGTGAAAGCTGCTTTCGATGGCGCGGTGAAGACCGCCGTCGAAGCCGCGACGACCGACCTGAACACCAAGCTGACCGCCGCGACGGAAGCCTCGACCAAGGCCGCCGCCGACCTGAAGACGGCGCAGGAAGAACTGGTGATCGCCAAGTCGGCGGCCACCGACCTGAACGGCAAGCTGACCGTTTCCGCCGACCTGGCCGCCAAGGCGTCCGAGATCGTGAAGCAGTCGATGAGCGTCATGTCCGTGGCGCTGGGCGGCGCGGCCGATGTGGGTGCGAGCCTGACCGGCACCGAGCTGCTGGCCGAGCACGCGCGGCTCGCTGAGCAGTTCCAGAAGAAGTTCCCTGCGGGCGGCGTGGCAGCGGTCAACGCTGCTGCCAAGCCCACCGTCGCTGCGAGCGCCGTGTCGCCGCAGTTCCTCCACCTCGTCCAAGCCAACGCCGCCAAGTAAGGAGCACACCCCATGTCCAAGGCACACTTCATCATGCCGTCTGCCCCGCAGGCGGCGACCAAAACGGTCCGTCTCGGTACGACCGGCGCGAAGTTCAACCAGAGCGACGCGAACAAGTTCGTCAAGCTGTCCGCCGAATCCGCGTACGACCTGTGCGCAGCGGGCGACCCCATCGAAGCCGTCGTGTCTTCGGTGGACACCGCCTCGGCTGCGGGCTACTCGGTCGGCGGCATCTACGGTGAAGGCCGCGCCTACGCCGTCGCGGATGGCCTGCAAGCCACGCCCGGCACCGGCACCCTCGCGGTCGGCGATTACGTCGTCTGCGGCACCGTGGTCGCCAAGAACACCGCGCAGACCGGTTTCGCCAAGGTCTGCAAGGCCACGGTGCAACCCGGCGCGGTCCCCGCGACACTTGCCGAAGCGGGCCAGCAGATCAAGAACGGCATGTTCGCCTGGCGCGTCGTGTCCCTTGGCTCGGTCGGGACCGGCGCTGTCGGAACCACCATCGTGATCGAGCGCGTCAACGCTGCATCCGCAGTGGTCGCCTGATCCTCAACGCAACCTCGATCACAGGAGAACCAACATGGGTGCCAAGTATTACAAAGTGGGCGGCGAGCTGGTCGATACCGGCGATGCCCTCGGGCCGGACCTCTACAAGAAGGCCCACGCCGAGAACCTGTCGGTGGCGCAGTACGTCAACCGGCTGTTCGCCGACGCCGACCCGAAGGTCGGCACGGCGTTCGACCAGATGTGCGCGTCGGTCGGCCTTGCCCTGCCCGGCAAGAACCCCTACGGCATGCGTGCCGCGACCGTGCAGGAAGTCCTCGACGGCACGGCCACCGTGCTCGGTTCGGGCAACGTGAAGGACCAAGGCAGCCCCTTCGGCAACGCTCCGCGTTCGCTGTTCCCGGCCGCCCTGATTACCCTGATCGAGGCCGCGAACAAGAAGGACTACTCGACCGACACCGTGGTCTTCAACGACCTCGTGGCCGTCGAGCAGTCGATCCCGACCGAGAACTTCATCCAGCCGGTCATCGACTACAACACGGCGAATGGCCCGATGCAGGCTCGCGCGGCCCGCGTCTCCGAGTTCAGCGACGTGCCCAACATGCTGCGCTTCGGCACCAGCGAGCGGAACCGCTCCCTGCCGACGTACGGCATCGGCATGGAGTTCAGCGAGAAGGCGCTGCGCGCGACCACGTTGGACATCGTGGCCCTGACGCTGGCCCGCTACCTCGAAGTCGAGAAGGACGCCCGCGTGTACGGCTACCTGTCCTCGATCTTCGCGGGCGACAGCGACCTGAACACCGGCGCGGTGTCGGCGGTCACGACCTCGACCCTGAACGGTTCGGCGACGGCCGGCGTGGTGACGCACAAGTCGTGGGTGAAGTTCCTCGCCCGCAACCGCAAGTTCCGCAAGATCACGCACGTCATCGGTGACATCGACTCGTACCTCAAGGTCGAGTCCCGCACCGGCCGTCCGGGCTCGAACAACTACGACCCGACGCTCGCCCGCATCGACCCGCAGGCGCAGACGTACGGTGCGCAGACGGGCTTCGGCAACGACGTGAAGTGGTTCATCGTGGACGACGCCACCGCAGGCGGCCCGGTCCCGGCGAACACGATCTGGGCGCTCGACGCGACCAAGGGCATCGTCCGCGTGTCGAACACGTCGGCGAGCTACCAGGCCGCCGAGCAGTTCGTGCTCCGTCGCTCCGAAGCGATGGTGATGCACTGGTCCGAGGACGTGTACCGCATGTTCGGCAACTCGGACCTGACCATGTTCGACGTGCTGACCATCGACTGATCGGTCAGCGCTTCGTCCGCAAGGCCCGCCGCTGCGCTGTAGTGGCGGGCCTTTCCATACCTAAAGGAGCTTTCATGAACATCGTGGACAAGAAAGACGGCGAGTGGTTCATCAGCCGCGCCCTCTACCCCTTCGCACATGGCACCCGCGAGGGCGTGCGGTTCGAGCCGCAAGTGCCGACCAAGATCAAGCCGGACGACTGGATCAAGGGCCAGCCGCTGATCGTGTCCTGCCCGGACCCGACCAGCGGCGAAGAGATGCCCGGCCCCATCGAGCCGGACACGATCCTGCGCGACGGTGAAGGCAAGCCGGTGCAAGGCGATCCGGCCGCCAAGGCTGCCGCCGAAGCGAATGCGAAGCTGAACGGCGGCGACGCCAAGAAGAAGTGACCTGAAGGGCCAAGATGGCGATCTCGGACTACACCACCTACGACACGATCCGCGCCTTGCTGGGCGTGAATGGTCGCGAGTTGAAGGACACCACCCTTGCGCTGCCGATCTACGAGACCCAGTTCCTGCTGGAGCTGAGCGACGTGGACAGCGGCGGCGGGGAGGTCATGGTGCAGTACGCCGCCATCAAGACCATCATCGATGCCAGTGGCACACCCACGGCAGACCAGAAACGCTTCTACGACCTCGTGAACCTGCTGGCGGCCTACTCCGTAGCTCGCCAGCTCCTCGGCTCCGACGACAACGCGATCCCGCTGCGGATCACGGACGGCAAGGCTGAGGTCGAGCGTCGTCCCGACAACACCCGCATGCGCGATGCCGTCGAAGGCGGCTGGACTCGCTTCATGAAGCGCCTGCGGGCGCTCCTGCTGGTTCTCGTCCCGACCGCCAACGTCACGCTGCCTGCGAGCCGTACCTTCATCGCCAGCGTCGGCATCGCGACCGACCCTGTGACGGGGACGTGATGGACCTGCATGACGCTGCCACCTACTTCGATGACGACCCGGTGTACGACGGATACACCGGGGCGCTGCTCTTTTACGGGCAGTCCACGTCGTTCGACGCCTCGAAGAGCGATGGCTCGTCGTTCCGCCGCCGCGCCCTGAGCGTTGCGCCTGGCACGTCATTGCCCGCGCGACAGGTGCTCTCCCTTTACGGCGACCGCTGGGTGGCCGGATACGGCACCCCGGACGGCTTCGGCGGCGAGCAGATTCGCCTCGGCTTCAACCTGAAGCACGCCACCGACAACCTTGCGATCCTGACACCGGCTGAAGCCCTTGCCGCTGCGGCCGGTACGTCCGTGTGGGTGCAGAAGCTGTACTTACGCGAAGAGACGAACGCGCAGACCGACTCGGACTTCGACCCGCAGTGGAACATTTTTGTCGCGCCCGGTGAGCCGGTCGTTAAAGGAACTTTCTTCCGTGATGGGAGCGGCAAGCTCTACCGCACGCGAGAGGAGTACCAGTCCATCGAGGGCTTGCGGGTCGCCATCTCCGACCAGCTCGATGACGGGCTGCTGTCGGCCACCTTCCAAGGCGACACGTACGACCCGGTGCAGGACAAGCACAGTGGTGCCAGCGCAACAGTTCCTGCGATCAAGTTGGACATCTCGAAACTGTACCGCCTGCGTGAGCGTAGCGACGGCACCATCGCTCCCGGCGACATCGCCGCGCTGGTGCCCACCAGCGCGGGAGCGAAGACCGGCAGCCGCTTCACCCTTGCGGGCCGCGATTGGATCGTCCGCAGCGCACAAACGGAGCTGGACGCAACCTTGCTGCATGCGCGAGGTGCCGCGTGAACATCGTCAAGTTGGACACCTCCGGGATCGACGCCTACATCAAGGCCATCGACCTTGAGATGGCGCGGCTCGACCGCGAGATAAGCGAGGTGTTCTACTTCTGGACCACGCGCATTTTCGTGGACCTTGTGCGCCAGTCGCCGCAGTGGTCAGGCGACCTGGCGACCAACTGGAACTACTCGGTGAAGGAGCCCAATTACTCCTACACCAAGATCGAGAACAAGGCGACCGGCCGTGACGGCGTGGTGGACAAGCGTCGCATGGCTGTCGGCAAGATCGTGTACCAGAAGGACATGGACCCGGCCGTCGCCGAGGCGTTGACGCGCATGAAGTCTGTGGCCCCGCCGACGTGGCGTGACACGGTGTACTTCGCCAACGCCACGCCCATCGCCCCGTACGTCGAGGCGCATTCGATCTATATCCGTCCGGTGAACCTGATCCAAGGCCAGGTGGCGATGATCGCCTACACCGTGACCAAAGAACAACAGAACGGGAGGGTCCTGTGAGCCTCGTCGCTGCACTTCAAGGCATCCGCACCGCGCTCCAGCAAGCCAAGGTGGATTGGGATGCCGTGCCTGGCAATTACCCGCTCTCCATCGAGTACGACAACCGCAGCTTCGTGGACCTTGCGGCACTGACCACGCCGTACCTCATGGCGGACGTGGTGTGGCACGACGGCCAGCAGCTCGATCTCGGACCGTCGCCGCTCATCTCGGATTACGGCTCCATCGTGCTCGCCGCAGGCGTGAAGCAGGGTGGAGGCTCGTTCGAGCTGGTGCGCCTGTTGGAGTTCATCCGGCCGTATCTTCAAATGCGCGATGACATCGGTCCGGTCCGTACGAACGTCGCGGCCCTCCAGAAGCCCACGACTGCGGACGGCTACTACTACCAGCCGATGCTCGTGCCCTTCTGGGTGACTTCGGCCAGCGCCCCGCAACCGTACCTCGGCATGTCCGGCATCTCGCAGTGGAAGATCGTCAACGCCGACTACGCGGCTCTGCCAGGCGAGCATGTGCTTGCCGATACGTCCGCGAGTGCGATCAAGATCACGCTGCCCGACCCGACCGCGCTAGGCGCGCAGAACGTGGTCTTCATCAAGGCTGATGCCCTGACTCACGCACTTTCCGTGTCCGGCAACGGCCACCCGATCATGGGTCTGAATGAGGACATGTCTATCAACCTGCCGTACGTGGACATGGTTCTCATCTGGACCGGCACGACCTGGAGCATCTAACCCATGGCCCTTCTCTCAGATTTCCTCGTCCCCGACGTTGCCAAAGAGTCCAAGCAGGTTGACGGCAATGCGATCCTTGCAGCGATCCAGACGCTGATCGCCAACGTCAACACGAACATTCCCGCGCAGGACCCGGCAGGCGGCATGCCGACGCGCCCGGACAACATCACGACCAAGTTCCGTGAAGCCTTCGAGGTGCTGGACACGACGAACCGTTGGGACTTGGTACAGGGAGGTGGCGACCTTGTGTTGCTGGATGGCAATGCAGTCTCGGCCTCGTACGTCGTGATCTCGAAGGACCCGTTCACGCCGGGCAGCGTGACCACGCTGACGACGAAGATGAGTTTCGAGATGCCGGTCGAAGTGGTGGCCGGATTCAGCATATCGCAACGCGCAGTCGGACAAGAAGTGTCGATGGAGTTGGTGAGTACGGAAGACCCGCTTCCTGCGCCTGCCGAACTTGCCATTGCGAGTATCAGCCAAGCAACGACAACGCTGACAGTGAACACTGTCGATGCACACGGGTTTGTGCCGGGTAAGCGTATCGGAATCTACGGCGTGCAGGACAGCCGCTTCAATTACCCGTCGCTGGTCGTTGCGACGATACCCTCGCCGACTCAGTTCACTTGCACATCGACTCCGGTCGGTGCGCTGCCGAGTGTGACGGCTGGGCCGTATCTGAACGGGAACGTCTACCATCGCAGCCCGCTGGGCGGCGCTCCGAACGGCACATCGCAAATCTTCGAGAACTCAACGGTCGCAAACGCCTCGTTCTACACGCGTGCATCGGCAGGCGATGTGTTGCCCTCGGGTACGATGAACGGCAACCATTCTGTCGCAGTCGCCACCTCCGCAGGCACGCAGGCGGTAAACGCGGCCTACACCTACGCTTGGCTGCCCGCCAGTGAATATCACCTCACGGCACAGGCCGACCGCGTGCAATGGGCCGATGTTGGCGTGGACGGAATCGGCGTTCTGTCGAACAGGTACACGCGATCACAGGTCGTGCCTGACCCGGCAAAACACTACAAACTTCGATTCCGTGTCACAAATAACAAGGGCCTGACTTCGCTGGTCGCCAAGATCGTTTCGGTGTCGAAGACCGGCACGACGACGGCTACTGTGGTCTGCGACCGCCCGCACGGCCTGACGACATCCGATTTCGTCAACATCTATGGCATCGGGGACACGGCCAACTTCCCGAACTTGACCGTGGCCACTGGCACGCAGGTCGCGTCCATCGTAAACGCAACCACGTTCACGATAGTCATTGGCACCGCGTCCACAACGACCGCATACGGAGGCGTCGTCACGCGAAACAATGGGCAGAACCTGCCGCCCGGCATGTTCACCACTGTAGCCCAGACAGCTACGCTGACAGACGGAATCTTGACGCTCGTGGGCTCAGGCACTTGGGGCGGTTCGGTGGGCGATTACGTCAACCTTGCGGGCGTAACAGCACGAACCGATGGCACGGACCTTGGACTCGATGGGGTTTACCGCCTTCGGAACACCTCCGGCAACACGCTGGAGATGGAGCGCATTGACGGTGGGGCTATGCCTGCCGATTTCACTGTCACGAACTGCAACGGCGCAGTGATCAAACGGACGGATCTTCGCCTCGGCTTCGTCCGTATCTTCGATTTCTTGCGCCATCGCATTGAATTCGTGGCTCGCCCCAGCGGCGATGTGCAATCCGGGGCGGCGGTGCATGCGATCCTCGACGGTGGCGCGGCCACGGCGAACGCGGTCCTGGTTCCGAACACAATCTCAGCGGACATCGGCAGCGTAGCCATCACTGTCACAGCTACTTCAGCAGCGATTACGCCCGGCAACGGATCGCTGGCGCACGAGTTCTTTGTCAACGTCACAGCGGTGTCTGGGACGAACCCGACGATGGATGTCGTTGTGCAGGAATCGGACGACACAGGCACGAACTGGTTCGACGTGTATCACTTCCCACGCATCACATCTGTCGGGCAGTATCGTTCGCCGATGATTCCGCTGACGGGGAACCGCATCCGTTACGTGCGAACGGTTGCAGGCACGACGCCCAGCTTTACGAATGCGATTAACAGGCAGCAGTCGCAAATGGCGTGCCCGCTGCAACGCCAGTTCTATGACCGCGCGCTGGTTCCGAACACGGCGAGCAGCACGACTGCGACGTGGCTCATTGAGGGTTGTGCCACGTTGAAAGTGTCCGGTCTGTTCACCGCAATCGGCGTTGCGCCCGTCCTCGCTTTCGAGGTATCGGACGACAACGTGAACTGGTTCCAGATCGGCGCGGACATCACGCCAGTTGCCAACGTGCTTTTCGCCGTCACGGCGTCAGATGCTTTGTGGCACTTCGCCCGTTTGCGCGTGAAAACAGCCGGCTCTGGCACCAACACGCTGTCTTATCTGTCGATCAAAGGAGTGGGCCGCTGATGCTCCTCCTGATCCGAGTCCAAAAGTAGCTTTAGTCGCCCCAGTAGTTGCTTTATACCCCAACCTCAGCAATAATCCGCCCCAACTCAGCAGGAGAGCACCATGCCCGGAACCCTCGCATCAACCAACCGCGTCCAGCTCGGCTACATCAAGGAAACGAACTTCGGCGTGACGCCGGGTACGGGCAACGGCACTGGCCTGCGCTTCACTGGCGAAAGCCTGAACTTCGACATCCAGAAGGAGGAGTCGAAGGAAATCCGCGCCGACCGCCAGAATCCTTCCACGACCACCGTGGACGGCCAAGCGGCGGGCTCGATCAACTTCCACATGCAGTACGCCGAGTACGACCGCTTTCTTGAAGCGCTCCTCGGCAACACGTACACCCTGTACGGCACGCAGGGCGTCGGCACCACGTTCTCGGCCACCTTCGCCACCGGCTCGATCACGGCGTCCGTGGCTCCGACCGGTTCCAGCGACTTCACCACCCTCCAGAAGGGCCAGTGGATCAAGGTGACCGCTCCGACCCACGCCAACGATGGCAAGTGGGTCCGTGTGTCCACGGTCACGGCTCCGACCACGACCGTGATCACGCTGGACACGAACACCCCGCTGGCGGCGGGCGGCCCCATCGCGAACTCGACCATCTCGGCGGCCCGTCTCGCGAACGGCCTCACGCAGATGTCGTTCAGCATCGAGAAGCAATTCCTCGACATCGCCCAGTACCTGACGTACCGGGGCATGAACGTGAGCAAGATGAGCCTGAACTTCCAGGCGTCGTCCCTGACGGACGGCTCCATCGAGTTCATCGGCAAGGACGCGATCCGCAGCGCTGCCACACAGCTCCCCGGCACCCTTGCCGCCTCGAACACCTTCGACGTGCAGAACGGCGTCAAAGGGGTCACGCAGCTCTGGGAGAACAACGCCCCCCTGACCTCGACCTACATCCGCACGCTGTCGCTGAATGTGGACGCCAACATGCGCGCTCGCAAGGCCGTGGGCAACCTCGGCAACGTCAGCATCGGTATGGGCGACTTCGACGCCTCGGGCTCCATGGAGGTCTACTTCGCGGACGGCACGCTGGTGGACAAGTTCCTGAACGACACCTACACGTCGCTGACGGTGGCGTGCCAGGACACGGCAGGCAACGGCTACGTGCTGACGCTGCCGAAGGTCATGCTGATGGGTGCCAAGATCGTCGCGGGCCAGAAGAACGCCGACGTGATGGTCGCCTTCGACTTCAAGGCGTACGGCGACATCGCCAATGCCACCGCCGCCCTCCAGAAGACGCTCTTCATCGACCGTCTGGGTGTTGCGGCCCCGTAAGGGCTTCATGCAGGGTTCTGCCGAGAACCTTTTCCAGCCGCCCTTCGGGGCGGCTTTTTGCTTCTGACAGGAAAACCAACTTTGCTGTCGATTTTTCTAGGCTTGCTGACCTATACTGCCAGCTCATCGGTTCTTCCCCTGCTGCAACCTCTCAAGGAGCTTTTCATGACTAAGGCTTTCGACATCTTCAACCAGTTCGCCACCGACCCCGCGAAGGAGTTGGAGGGCGTCTGGATTCCCCTCGGCCCCGCCACACGCAACCTCGAAAGCGGCGAACCCGACCCGGCCTCGGTCCCGCGCATCCTCGTCGCCCGCAGCGGCAACAAGAAGCACGGCAAGCTGGTCTCGAAGCTGTACGAGGCCGCCAAGTCGATTCTGGAGATGAAGAACGACGCTGCCGACGCCAAGGGCGAGGAGATCACCATCGACTCGATGGCGAAGGCCATCTACCTCGGCTGGGAGAACCTGTCGTTCAAGGGCGTGGCCGTGGCGAACTCCGCCGACATGACCGCCGAGGACCGCCTGGCCGAGGCCAAGCGCCACCTTGCCGTGCGCGAGTACCGCAAGCTGGTCATGGGTTACTCGGAGAACTTCGAGAAGTACAAGGTGGTGCAGGACGAGGAAGACGCGGGAAACTGAGAGCGGCGATAGTTTGGGACCTCACATGGGGTCCCAAACTTGAGTTTCTGGAGGACCTGAAGAAGGACGGCCTAGACCCACCGGCCCTTCGGGACCGACCAGTTCTCTCGCCGCACCTTCAGTTCTGGAAGCAGGCTTTCGCCGAGCTGAGTGGCAGCCGGGCCTACAGCCAGTTCGGCCATCCGATGCCGATCCCGATCAGCGAGCTGCTTGCGTACTGCGAGTTCTTCGGGATAAAGGAACTTTGGGAGCGAGAATCGTTCTTCCGGCGTATCCGAGTCATGGACGCCGCCTACGTCGAGACGGTCGGCGAGCGAATCAAGCGCGAGACTGACAAGAACGCAGGTTCTTGACATTGAACCGGGCCGGTGCGCCCGGTAAACTGATGAGCTGAGGAAACCGCACCATGCCCACTCCCGGCTCCAACCCCACCCTTGCCCTTGGCGTCTCCGCCCCCGGACGGAACGAGATCGAGGCCCTCGCGGGCTACGTCCGCGAGCTGAAGACCGAGCTGGGCGAGCTAAAGGCAGTAGCCGGTAGCGGCGGCTCCACGAATCTTGCTGGCCTCGACTCGCTCGTGACCCAAGTCACGCGCATGCGCCGCGAGATGACCGTAGCCGTGGCCGGTATCCGCACGGACCTGGCAGCGGTTTTCAAGGGCGCTCGTGACGCCGTGAACAAGGGGGCGGATGAGGTCGCCGATGCTCAAGCGAAGGCGGCGGCACGTCTGCGCGTGCAGGCCAAGGCCCTCAACGCCGAGGGTGGCATCAAGTACACCATCTCAGGTGTTGGCCTGTCCTCTGCGGACAGCGTAAAGCAGCTTCAGGCTCAGGTGTCGCAACGGGCCGAGGTCGTACGTGCAGGGCTGGAAGCTGAAGCGAAGGAGTACGTGAAGGCCGAGGCGGCGCAGAAGGCGCAGTGGGTGCAGCACTTGGCTGACCTGAAGCAGCGGCTGGACGCCGAGCGCACGATGATGGACGAGGCGGTGCGCAAGTTCCGTGCGATCCAGAAGACGCAGGAGATCGCTCAGGTCGAACATGACAACGCGCTGAAGGTCCAGTGGGTCAAGTACCAAGCAGAGTTGGCTGCCCGTCTGAAGGACGAACTGACGGCGATGGATCAGGCGGTGCTGAAGTACCGTGCCATTGAAGAAAAGAAGCTGGTCGCGCAAGTCGAGAACGACAACGCGCTGAAGCTCCAATGGATCAAGCATCAGGAAGACTTGGCAGCGCGGATGGAGACCGAGCTGACCACGATGGACGCTGCGGTCCTCAAGTTCAAGGCGCTCGAAGAGAAGAAGCTACTGGACCAAATCACGAACGACAACGCGCTGAAGGTCCAGTGGGTCAAGTTCAACGAGGAAAAGGCGGCGGCGCTGGAAGCTGAAGCACTTGCCTACGAACGGCAAGCCAACCAGATGAAGGTGCTTCGTGCGAAGTACCTGGCCGATCAGGCTGCTGCGCGTCAAGCCGAACTCGATGCGGAGATCGCCTACAACGACCGCGTGCTGGTGGCCGATGCCGCCTTCCTTGCGGCTACCGAGCGTAACCAAATCCGACGCACGATCCTTGCGCGAGCGCAGCTCGATCAAGGTCGCGATCCTAAGGCGGTTACGGAGCGTTTTGGCGGCCTCGCGGTGGACACGGCTCAAGCATCTGGTGGCCTTAACGAGTTGAGGCAAAAGCTCGATGAGGTCACGAAGTCCAGTCGCAGCGCTCACGGCTCCGTGATCGAGCTGGGTGGTGGCCTGCGCGTGACGGCCGGTGTGACGCGTGAAGCGGGCACGCTGCTCGAAGAAGGTCTCGCGGGCAACTTCGGTCGCATGCGTCAGTCGGCGTTCGCTTTCCTGAACCAGCTCGGCGTGATGAAGGGTCTGGTTGAGGCCCTGCTGTCTCCGTTGGGCTTGCTGACCGTGGCGATCATCGGCATCGCGACCGCGCACGCCCTTGGTGAGAGGGAGGTTCGCGAGTTCAACAACACGATGCAGATGACGGGCGGCATCGCAGGCATCACGCGCGGTCAGTTCGATGAGCTGGCCCACGCGCTCTCCAACAAGACCTACTCCAGCATCGGCACCGCGAAAGAGGCGTTGATGGAGCTGACTAAGACCGGACGCTTCACCAGCGACGGCCTAGCCGTGCTCGGCCAAGCCGCAATCTCGCAATCGCACATCACTGGCGAATCGTTGGAGAGCATCGCGAAGGACTACGCGAAGATGCCTGATGGCGTCTACAAGTGGGCCGAGGCGCACAACAAGTCGATGCACTTCATGACCGAGGAGGAGCTTGGTCACATTCACACGCTCGAACAGCACGGCAAAGGTATCGAGGCGCTGCTCGCGGTCGGTGAGAAACTGAACACGCACATGCACAAGGAGGTCGAAAATCTCGGCATCTTGGAGAAAGCGTGGCGTGGGTTCAAGAACGTTGTGTCGGAGGCCAAGGACGCGCTGTTGTCCATCGGTCGTGACGAGACGACCGACGAAAAGCTGAAGAAGGCTCGCCAGAACTACGCAGCGGTGAAAGCTGCGCCGGTCGCGAACAAGAGCGAAGAGCTTGAAAAGGCGCGCAAGGAAGTCGAGTTTTACGAGCGTCTGAAGGAGGCGCAGGAGGGTTGGGCTAAGAGTTCGTCGGATGCTGCTGTCGCCAATGAGAAGGCGTCGGCGGCTACCGACCGACTTGCGGCCGGACTGGAGAAGTACAACCGCGCCGCGAAGGAGCGCAAGGCGCTGGAAGACCTGCACCGTGACATCACGGAGCACAACGCGGTCGCGAACTCGCAGCCGTTCGACGCCATCAACAACCTCAACGGTGTCATCACGCCGGAACAGCAGCGGTTGATGGAAAACGACATCCGCTCGCGCATCAATGGCGCACGCTCGGGCGCGGATGGTGTTCGTCAGGTTATTCAGGCCGAGTACCAGGCCGAGAATGCACTTGCCACAGCGCACTTCCGTGAACAGAAGACGCTGCTCGATGAGCAGTACCACAACGAGATCATCACGGCGGGCCAGTATTACGCGCAGAGCCTCGTCAACTATCGTCAGTACCAAAGCGAGCTGCTGGTCGATCTCGAAGAGACGAAGAAAAAGCGCATCGATCAAGCGGAGAAGGAGAAGGCTGCGCTGAGCGGCGCGAACCTGAGCGACCGCGAGAAGGTTCGCCAAGCCGCGACCATCGACAACCGTGTGCGGGCCGAGACCATCCGCGACGAGGCGAACGCACAGAAGGCACTGACGGCAGCGCGTACGGCCGACGACAAAATCCTTGATGACTACATCGGCAAGGTGAATCGCTTCAGCGTCGCCAACGACAAGTATTGGGGCAACGCCGAGCAAGGCATCAAGAAAGAAGCCGCTCTCGCGAAGATGCGACACGACCTTGCGGATGCATCGGATGAGGAGCGTGCTCGCGCCGAGGCCATGATCAAGGTCGAGGAGAGTCACAGCGAACGCCTGCGCGAGATGCAGGTGGAGGCGGACAAGGCGACCAAGGCCGCTGACGATTTCAAGTCTTCCATCGATTTCACGGACGACAATGCTGTCATCGGCTGGATGGTTCTGCAAGGCCAAGCTGATCGGCTGGCCGAGAAGCTGGCCGAGGCTCGCAAAGAGCTGGAGAAGCTCAAGGGCATGGCGGCCGATTCCGCTTCGCTGGGTCTCGAATACAAGAAGGACGAAGAGCTGCGCGGCCAAGCGAAGAAGCTGGGCGAGACCGTCAAGGACAAGCTCGCGGACGCGATCCTGAGCGGCGGCAAATCGGGTTTCAAGGACATGATCGCGTGGGCGAAGGACTACCTGATCAAGCGCCCGCTAAAGTGGCTTTTGCAGCTCATGCTGCAACCGGTGCAGCAGGGAATCACGAACTTCGCGCTCAATGCGGCCGGGCTGGGTAGTTCATCTGGTGGTGGTGCGCTCGGCAGCGCTGCCAGCAGTGCAGGCGGCTCGATGATCGGCAACATGTTCTCGGCGGGCGGTACGCTGGGAAGCCTCGGTGCCTTCGGCGGTGCGGCCAGCTCTGGCTTCAGCATGACCATGGCCGGTGCGACTGGTGAAGCTGTCTCCGGTGCGGTCTCCATGATGAGTTCTGCCACCGGCCTCAGCAGCTTCATGGCCGGTGCGGGCCAGATCATCGGTGCGCTCGGCCCTTACGCTATTGCGCTGGTCGCGGCGTACGAGCTGTCCAAGTCGTTCAAGGGCGAGACCCGCGCTGGCGGCCAGTACGCCTACAGCTTTGACGGCCAGAGCGCGTACAACGCCCGCCGTGGCAGCTACGTGGGCGCGAGCGGCGTGGGCTCGACCTTCCTCGAAGGCCCGAGCGGCGGCGACCCGAACTCCGTGGGCGCGAAACAGCTCATGAATGCGACGGTGCAGTCGATCAACGACACGTTCGCCGCGTTTGGCAGCGCCCTGAAGCTGACCGGCTACCAAGGTGGCTACGAGTCGTCGGACAGGGGTCGCGGTGGAGTGTTCTCGGGCGGTACGCTCTCTTCGGGCGCGACCTTCGGTGAGTCGGGTCGCGGCGACAACTACGCAGGCACGCTGTACGAAACCACCAGCTCCCAGAGCGTCACGTCCGAGCAGGCGTGGACCAACTTCGTGCTGGACACGAAGCAGTCGATGATCGAAGCCTTGCAGGCTGCGGGTGAGGTTGTTCCGAAGACGATCCGGGACATGATCCAGCTCGACGCCGAGAAGCTCTCGGACGACGAGGCGACGAAGCTGCTGGACGCGATCAATACGACCGTGACCGGTGTCTCTTCGTTCCGCAAGGCGATCACGGCGCTGCCGTTCGATCAGCTCAAGACGCTTTCGTTCGACGCGGCTGCCGCGCTGGTGAAGTTCGCGGGCGGCGCGGACGCGCTCGTGTCCAAGCTCCAGTCGTACTACACGAACTTCTACACGGCCCCGGAACAGCGCACGAACGTCGCGAGCACGATCTCCCAGACGCTGAAGCAGGCGGGCATCAACGTCACGTCCGGCCAGGTGCTGGGCATGACTCGCGCCCAGTACCGCTCCATCGTGGACACGGTGGATACGAGCACGGACTCTGGCCTGAAGCTCTACAACACGCTGCTCGATGTCGGCAACGCCCTCGCGAGCATCGTCGGCCCGGCCGAGGACAGCACCACCGCCTTGCAGGACACGGTGGATGGGCTCAAGGAGACGGTCAGCAAGTTCAAGGACTTCGGGAAGAACCTGCGCGAGTTCCGCGACAGCTTGCTGCTGGGCGAGCTGAGCCCGCTGACGCCCGCGCAGAAGTATGCGCAAGCGGCGCAGAAGTTCCACGACACGTACAACGCTGCGATGGGTGGCGACGAGGATGCGCTGAGCAATCTTCAGAACGTTTCGCAGGATTTCCTCAACGCCTCGCGCGATTACAACGCCTCGAACCAGCAGTACACGACTGACTTCAGTGAGGTGCAGACCGCGCTCACACTGTCGGCCAGCAAGTCCGACAGCCTTGTCACCATCGCGCAGAGCCAGCTCACCATCGCGCAAGCGCAGCTCACGGCGCTGACCACACTTGCGACCACGACGGACGGCATCGGTCAAGAGATCGTGGACGCGATCAAGGGCCAGGTCACGGACGTGTCGCAGCACGGCACGCCTGTGGAACAGGTCACAGCCCTGTACCAGAGCCTGCTGCAACGCGCCCCGGATGCAGGCGGTCTCTCGTTCTGGACCGACCGGATGGCCGAGGGCGTATCGATCTCGGACATCGCGAACAGTATCAAGAGTTCGCAGGAGTACCTGAATCTCATCGCCTCGGGCGCTGGGTCCGGCACGACGCCGCCTCCGATCACGAACCCGATCACGGACCCGGTGGTGGATACGACGGACGGCAGCGGCTGGACGTATCAGACAGGCGGCATCATCGGTGCCGACTCGCCTGGCGGCTACGCGAAGGGCGGCTTCGCCTCGGGCCTGTCCATCGTGGGCGAGGAAGGCCCCGAACTGGTGGACTTCAAGACGCCGGGCCGGGTCTACACCGCGTCGCAGACGGCAGGCATGTTCGCTGGCAGCGATGCCATGGTCTCCGAGATGCGTGCCCTGCGTGAGGAAGTAAAGCAACTTCGCGAGCAGCACGGCATGGGTGTGCAGGCGCAAATCGCTGCCGCGTACGACTCGAACGACAAGGCGGCTGACAAGATCGTGGACGGTGCGGCGGCTGGCACGAGCCGCGCCGCGTGGAGCGAAAGCCAGAAAGCGACCCTCGAATGACCGACGCACAATTCATCGCATGGTTGAAAAGCGACAGCCGTATCCACTGCGTTCTCGTGGAGGTGGTGGCGCAAATCGGCGGCGCGGAGACCACGCTATACCTCAGTAACCGGGGCTATGTCACCTCGGGCGCTGACACGCCTGCGCACACGCTCTACAAGGCGGTGGTCAAGGGCGGCATGCAGATCAAGGAAGAGCTGCCCATCGACGGCTCTGCCAGCTTCGCCGTGGGCGACATCGAGATCGATAACCTCGATGGCAGCCTCGATGGCTGGTTGAACTATGTGTGGGCCAACCGCGCCGTCAACATTTACGTGGGCGACATGCGGTGGACGCGCTCCGATTTCCGCCTCGTGTTCTCAGGTCTCACCGACGACCTCACGAGCCGAGATCGCGGCGTTCTGAACATCAAGATTCGCGACAAGCTCCAGCAGCTCAATACAGCAGTGAGTGAGAGCAAACTGGGCGGCACGACCTCGAACGCCGACCGGCTGCTGCCGATCACGCTGGGCGAGTGCCACAACATCGCACCCTTGCTGGTGGACTCCGCCACGCTGAAGTACCAGTGGCACTACGGTGCAGCCGAACGTCTGATCGAGGTTCGTGACAACGGCGTGCCGGTCACGGCCACAGCCGATCTCGCGACCGGCACGTTCACGCTTGCAGCCAACCCCGCAGGCGCGATCACGGCCTCAGTGCAGGGCGTGAAGCCGGGCGGCACGTACACGAACACTGTATCCGGCCTCGTGCAGCACGTCGTCCAGAACTACGGCACCACGCCGATGTCCACGCTCGACCTGGACACAGCGCAACTCGCTGCGTTCGCGACGGCCAACCCGCAGCCGGTGGGCCTGTATCTCTCGGATCGCGTAAACGTCATCCAGGTCTGCCAAGACCTCGCGGCGAGCATCGGTGCCCAACTTGCAGTGAGCATGACCGGCCTGCTGCGTCTGCTGAAGATCGCGCTGCCTGCTCCGGGCTCCGCGACGGCAGTCAACGAAAGCAACATGCTGGAGAAGACGCTGCGCATCTCCGACCGGCCTGCGGTTGCTGCGGGCGTGAAGCTAGGTTACTGCAAGAACTGGACAGTGCAGAAGAACCTTCTGACCGGCATCCCGCAGGAGCACAAGGACCTGTTCGGGCAGGAGTGGTTGACGAAGACCGCGACCGATGCGACCACGGCTGCCAAGTACAAGCTCACGAAAGAGCCGGACGAGGTGGACACGTACATGCTGGTCGGCACCGACGCGCAGACGGAAGCCACACGCCGCGTGACTCTCTGGAAGACGCCGCGCACGGTGTACTCGTACACCGGGCTCGCCGAGCTAATGCTCGAAGAACTCGGCAACTACCAAACCATCACCGCCTCGCGCTTCAACATGTCCGGTGGCGTCACCGGCCAGATCGTGAGCATCAACCGTGACTGGCTGAAGGGCCGCATCGAATTTGGAGTGCTGGCATGAGTACCGTTGTCAACGACCGGGATGTTCTTCTTCAGAGCGCGACAACGCGGCTGCTTCCGGCCTTGCTGCCGGACTCACTGTACCTGAGTGTGGTGCGAGGCCTGCTGCTCTCGTCGCCTGGCTTCAACTTTCAGGTGGACGACCTCGGTAACGCCGCGCCCGCGAGCTTCCTGATCACCGCGACCAAAAAGCAGGTGTCCGGCACCGTGGGCTTCTCAGTGGTGTCGGGCGCGGCCACGTTGACCGGCAGCGGTGACACGCGCACACTTTCCTACACGAACGTCACCACGTTCCCGGTGACGATTCGCGGCACCGTCGTGGATTCGGACGGCACGACGTTCACGAACGAGATCACGTTCACGAAAGTTACTTCAGCCGCCTCCTCGACCTCGTACTGGTTGACACGCTCGGCGGGCGGCATCACGCGCAACGCGGATGGCAGCTTCACGCCGTCCTCGATCTCGTTCTCCGGTATCGCGGCAACGGGCGGTAACCCTCCGGGAGCATACGGCGGCCGGTTCGTGATCGCAACCTCACTGGATGGCACGACCTACACGACGCAGTACACATCGGCCGTGGACGAGAACACGAAGAACTATACCGGCTGGCCTGCGGGCACCGTGACGATCCGCACGCAACTGTACCAAGCAGGCGGCACCACGAACCTGCTGGACGAAGAGATCGTGCCCATCGTCGCCTCTGGCACGCATGGCATCACGGTCGCCCAGAGCAACAACGCGACCACGGTTCCCGCCCTCAGCACTGGCGTGGTGTCCTCCTACACCGGCAGCGGCACGCAGCTTCAGGTCTTCGAGGGCTCGACCCTTCTCACATTCACGACCGGCACTCTTGCCGCAGGCCAGTTCGCCATCGGCACGCCAGTCGTCTCGCCTGCGGGCAAGATCACGGTGGGTGCGATCTCGGGCAACGGCACCACGACCGCCACGGTGGCTGCGCATTCCGCCATGGACTCGGCGACCAGCTCAGTCACGATCACCTACCCGATCACGCTCAAACGGGCGGACGGCACCACGATCACGACGAGCGCCGTGCAGACCGTGACGAAAGCTATCGGCGGTGCTACAGGCACGACCGGCTCGACTGGCGCTCGCGGTGCGCTCACGATCTACGCTTCGACCAAGTACGGCATGACGCAGACGGCGGCCAACCTCTCTACCTGGCTGGCGACCGACGCGGACCCGTACACCGGCACCGGCACGGTGGGCGGCATTGACCAATACGCCAACCGTGCGGTCTACAACGCGATCAACGGCGTCACCGGCAACGTGCAGTTGAACTCGACCTCGCATCTCGTCATCGGCGACACGGTGACGATCATGGATGCGACGACGGTGGCGAGCGCGTCTGCTGCTGGCACGAAATACTGGAGCGGCACTGGTTGGGTCAAGCCCGGTCTCGTGATCGACGGCAATTTGCTTGTCACCGGCACGCTCTCCGCGTCCAAGATTAACGGCGGCACGATCACGGCTTCCGACGTGAACCTCGGTGGCGGCACCTTTCAAATCAGTGCCAGCGACGGTTACATGATTGCCGACAAGATCACGGTCAGTGTCGGCACCTTCGGCAACCTTGTGGACCCGACGATGCCGTGCATCACCGCAGCGCCATCAGCAGGCAACCAGCCAGCCATCAAGGCAACCGCAGGCCCCTCTGGCATTGGCGGCCCCGGCACGCAGGCCATTGCAGCGTACGGCTCCACCGCCAGCACGGCCGAGGCGATTCTGGGAAGCATCCCGTCAGGCAACACCAGCACCACGGCGCATGGGCTGCGCGGCATCAACAACCGCACAGGCTCGTCCGGGCTGGTCGGTCCGGCCAACGCTTTCGATTTCTATGCAGACGGCTCGGGCACGAACTACGGGCCGTTCACCGGATCGCACGAAGGTATTCAGGCGCTGGACACAGAGCTTGAGCCGGGCGACATTGTGGTGGATGTGCGCTGCATCGTGCGGCGCAATATGTCCAACACCCTCTTTGAGGTGGCCCCTAGCACCCAGCCGTGCCAGCGCGGCGCGGTGGGCGTGTTCGTACTGAAGCAAGGCCCGTTGACCGTAGACACGGTTCCCTCGGCCATGATCGCGGCGCGGTGGATTGACTCGGACGGACAGCGCCACGAAATCATGGACGGCTCGTTCTACGAGAACGCCGGGCGCACGTTGGTGAACTTCAACGCCGTCGGCGAAGGCCAGATCAACGTGTGCGGTGAAGGTGGTGACATCGAGGTGGGCGACTACATCGTTACCAGCTCCATGCCTGGCAAGGGCATGAAGCAGACGCCGTTCGTCATGACGCTGCCCGATGGTTCGACCATGCAGGTGCAGGTGCTTTGCAACTTCACCGTCGCCAAGGCCCGCGAGGGCGCGACATTCTCCAGCCCCGGCGAGGTCAAGACCATCGCCTGCTCCTACCACTCCTGCTGAAGGCCCATCGTGAGCAACAACCTGCGCGTCCTCTACGACAACCTCGCCAACAAGGTGAGCACTCTCACAGCCTCGACCACGGCGGGCGGCCTCATCGCTGCCAACATGCTGACCGACCGCAAGAGCGAAGTGCATCGCTCGACCGGCACCTCGGTGCAGTACGACTTGCGCTGGACCACGGCGCAGTTGATCAACATGCTCGCCCTTGCGTTCTGCAACCTCACCAGCTCGGCGACGATGCGGGTGCGCGGCTACACGAACGTCGGTGATGCCACCCCGGCCTTCGACACTGGCGCGAATCTGTGCTGTCCTTACCAAGCCTTTGGCTTGTGGGACTGGGGCAGCCTGCCGCTGGGCGTGAACGCCTACAGCTACGGCGGGGCGGCGTACGGGGTGTCCTACTTCGCTACCGCGAACGTAAAGCAACTTTTGATCGATGTGGCAGACGCCTCGAACAGCCTCGGATACATCGAGGTGGCCCGGCTTGTCACCGGCGTGTACTGGTCGCCGCAGACCAACGCCTCGTGGGGTGCAGGTGTCACGCCCGAGAGCAACACTCAGCACGAGCGCAGTGAAGCAGGCGACTTGCGCACCGAGCGCCGTCCGATGTCCCGTTCGGTGAAGGTAGACCTGTCGCAAATCACGAGCGCGTCGGACCGTCAGCGTATGTACGACATCCTGCGCGGCAACGGGATGACCAAGCCGGTGTTCCTGAGCCTGTATCCGGAGGACGCGGACGTGTCGCTGGAACAGTCCTGCCAAATCTACGGAAAGCTGAAGGGCAACCAGACCCTCTCGCATCCGATGTTCGGAATGTTCTCGTCGGGTCTCGAAATCGAAGAAGTTTGATTGTCGCGAGCCCACTGCTGAGCTAAGATACCGCCCACTTAAAAGAGGTTTAGATGTCAACCGTTTTCTACCCCGGTCAGACCGACTACATCGCGCAACTGAACGCGCTGTGGGATCGCGTCACTGCGCAGGTGACGGGAACCAGCACTTCGAGCGTCACAGTCGGCACCGGCTCGAAGTCGCTGACCATCGAAACCAACAAGCAGTTCGCCAGCACGGGCTACGTGCGTGTCGCTCGCACGTCCGATCCGACGATCTACATGACGGGCACGGTCACGAGCTATAACGCAGGGACCGGTGCGATGGTGGTGTCCGTGGACACGGCGGCTGGCGCAGGCACCTTCACCGATTGGACGGTGACGCTAGCCGGTGCGACCGGCGCGACCGGCCCGGCCGCCACCATCGCGGTCGGCACGGTCACGACCCTTGCGGCTGGTTCTGCGGCTACGGTCTCGAATTCGGGTACGTCGGGCGCGGCGGTGTTCGACTTCGGCCTTCCGCAGGGTGCGACCGGCCCGTCCGGCACCGTCGCGGTCGGTACGACCACGACGGGCGCGGCGGGCTCCAGCGCCTCGGTGACGAACAGCGGCACCTCGACGGCGGCGGTGCTGGACTTCACGATCCCGCGAGGCGACACCGGCACGGCAGCCACGGTCGCCGTGGGTACGGTCACGACCGGTGCGCCTGGCACCAGCGCCACGATCACGAACACCGGCACGTCGTCAGCAGCAGTCTTCAACTTCACGATCCCCAAAGGTGACACCGGCAGCGCAGGTGTCGCGTCCGGCTCGGACACGCAGGTTCAGTTCAACGACGGCGGATTGTTCGCGGGTGCGACCGGCCTGACGTGGAACAAGACGACAGGGCAGGTGTCGCTGGGCAACAACCTTGCTAACTATCTGAAGGTGGTGGGGCAGACCGCAGGCGGCGCACCTGGCATCTCTTCGGACGGGTCGGATACGAACGTCGGCTTCAACTACTCGACCAAAGGGACTGGCACACACACGTTCTCGACCAATGGCTTTGCGCAGACGCAGATACAGATTCCGCACGTCGCTAGTGCGGTGAACTATCACGCGATCTACGGCGCGGCCACTGGTGCTTCGCCGACGATTGAATCGCGGGGCTCGGACGCCAACATCGGTTTGAACCTCACGAGCAAGGGTACAGGCACAATCGGCCTGTTCACCAACGGTGGTGTCTCCCCGGTCAGGCAGGCAGCGGTCGTGCATATCGCCAACGCGGTGAACTACGTCAACTTGCAGGGGGCGATCACCGGAGCAGGGCCGGGCATTACAGCGGGAGGCGCTGATGCGAATATCGCCCTGACCTACACGACCAAGGGCACGGGTGTCCATGCGTTCTACACGAATGGCGGTACTAAGCAGTTCCAACTCAATCACGTCGCCAGTGCTGTCAACTACATCGCCGGTCAAGGCGCAGTAACGAGCGGCACGCCGCAGATTGGCTCTGCGGGCAACGACAGCGATGTCCACCTGAATCTTGTCACGAAGGGCAGGGGCGCAATCGGAATGAATACCGGCGCTCCCGCGTCCAAGCTGCATGTGGGCGGCGATGCGGTGGGCGGGAATATCGCGACCGCAGCGTCGGTGGACACGACGACTGACATCGTCACGACTGTTGCGGCACATAACTTCATCACAGGCGACGCGGCGGTGGTGGTTTACTCAGGCGGCACGGCCTACGGCGGGCTGCCTGCGATGACGTTGGTGTATGTGAATGTGCTCAGCGCCACGACGCTGACGCTGCACAGCACACTGGTTGATGCCATCAATGGGACGGCCAAGCGGGACATCACTTCGGCTGGTACGGGCACCATGCAGTTGCAAAGTGCTAGCCGCGTCGCGTCGTTCCGCATGCTGACGAATAACGACACGAACATCGACCTGTTCGCGTATCGTAATTCTGTCACCGCAGTGGACTGGACGACCGCAAGCACCCGCATCCAGCATCGTGTCGATGTTTCGCCTCAGGGCTACATCGAGTTCAACTCCAGCAGCACCAATCAGGGCGGCGTTCAGATTGGCTCGCAGGGTTCCGGCGCGTTCATCAATTTCTACTTGACGGATGGCGAACAGGTTCGCATCACTCGCACGAACGCGGCGGTGAACTACTTGAACCTAACTGGCGCAGCGACAGGTGGAAGCCCCACGCTGAGCGCAGCGGGCACTGACCCGAACATTAGCTTGACCTTGTCTGGTAAAGGAACAGGCACCGTCATTGCGACTGGTGGTTTAACCGTCGCCAACAACACCAATCTCTGGTTGGGCGCGAGCGGCGCGGTCGATTTCTCTGGACGCGGCCAGCTCACGTTCTCAGGTGTGAGCACTGCCAACATCAAAGGCAACGGCGGAGCCTTGCTTACTCGCCTTCAGTTCGGGTCCACAGGTACGGGCGGCCCCTCGCTGGTGTTCAGCGGCACCACGATTAAAGTGCGTCTCGGCGACGACTCGGCTGACGCACCCTTGACCGCTGGAGCCTTCACCGCTTCTGGCACGCTGATTGCGGGCAACTCGCTGGCGAACTACGCCAGCATCAACGGTGCGGCTACCGGCGCAAATGTGTCCTACAGCGTGGCTGGATCGGACACCGATATTGGCATCAGCGTGACCGGCAAGGGTTCCGGCTCGATCACCTTGCGCAACGGGAACGGACCGCTCTTTGTTGCTCAAGGCACTTCAGCTTCCTTGGTCAACTACTTCCAAGCCTCGGCCAATTCCGCAGGCAATTCGCCGGTAATTCAGACCAACGGAACTGACACCAACATTGACTGGCGGGCTCGCCCGAAGGGCAGCGGCAGTTTTTTCTTCGAGACCAACGTCTTCGGCAACACGCAGCTCAAGATCACCGACACCGCCAGCGCGGTGAACTACGCACAGATCACGGGAGGCGTGACGGGCACGGGCGCTTCGATCAGTGTGGTCGGGACGGATACTAATGCGGACCTGAACCTGTCCTCCAAAGGCACCGGCTTGGTCAAGGCCAACGGCAGCCCCGTGCGGACCAATGCCAACTTCGTCGCTGGGACCGACTACGCGACACCGGCCTCGGTGGCGGCCAAGCAGGATGCGCTGGTGTCTGGCACGAGCATCAAGACGATCAATGGCGCTTCGCTGCTAGGCGGCGGCGACATCGTTCTCGTGACGCGTTCGGGAGTCGAAACGCTGTCGAACAAGACGCTGCAAGCCATGAGCACTGCATCCGTGGACAAGGGCAACAGCGGCACGACGGCCCAAACGATAGACTACTCGGCCGGTTCGCACCAGAAGATCACGGCCACGGGCAACTTCACGCTGAACGCACCGACCAACTGGCCCGCATCGGGCCTGGCGGCGATCCTGCTGGAGGCGGTGAACTTCGGCTCCTTCACGGTGACGATGCCCACCATCAACTGGGTCAAGCCCGATGGCTCCACGACCACGAGTTTCAGCACATGGCTGGCGGCGAACTCGGGACGCACGACGTTGCAGTCCTCTGGCACTGACTGGCTCAGGGTCTGGACGCGTGACGGCGGCACGACGCTGTACGGGAGCTTTGCCGCATGACGCCGCTGGACATCATGATGATGGGGCGGCGTGGTGGGCCGAAGCTGGTGACGTTCGTGAACAGTTTCCTGGGTCAGCTCGATGCCAACACCAGCCCTTTCCCGATCTCTGTCTCGGGGATAAGCAGTGGGGACTTTCTGCTGGCGATCATGGGCACCAATGCTGGGGACATCACCTGGTCAGGCGACACAGGCTGGGTTGAAGACGCGGATGAAGCTGCAAGCCCGAACCTGCGGGTGGCTCACCTCGCATCCGCTACGGCAGGCACCACCAGCTATTCATTCACGCTTAGTCAGCAGCGTCAGGCAGGCGGTGCCATCTTGCAGTTTCGCAATACTCAGTTCGACGTTATCGGGTCCATCGTCAAAGGGTCCAGCGGCGGTGCCGGGCTGAGCGTACCCGCCATCACTCCGGCAGCCGGCGCAACACCGATTTTGGTTGCGCTGAACGCCTCGGCCAACACTGCCTTTAACAACATCACCGGATGGACTGAAATAGCGGTCGATGCCACGGACGGCAAAGGCCCTTCTTTTCGCGTCTGGACCCGTGATGCTCTGGCCGATGGCAGCAGTTCTGTGGGGGCAACGGCGGTAACGACTGGCTCCACGACTAGCGCAGCCGTACTTCTATCCATTAAACCGACATGAAGAAATACATCAACACCATCACGCGCGAGTACCCGCTCACGGAATGGGCCGTCAAGACCCTGCCAGAGTTCGACAACATCTGCTTTCCCGATCCCTTCGTGCCGCCCGAAGGGTATGCCGAAGTGCTGGAGGAAGCGCCTCAGTTCGATGTTTTCACGCAGGTGGCCGTCGAGGGTGGACCGCGGCTCGACCCGGATGGGCAGTGGCGTCAAACTTGGGTGATCTCGCCGCGAGCGCAGGACGCGATCGTGGCCGATGTTCAAGCCCTCGTGCAGCAGCGTCTGGACGACTTCTTTCGCACCCGCGATTACGACGGAGTGCTGTCGGCAGCCACGTATGCCACCAGCACGGTGCCTAAATTCCAGGCCGAGGGGCAGTATGCGGTCAATGTCCGCGACGCCCATTGGGCGGTTTGCTACGACATCTTGGCCGAAGCCACAGCCAACGGAGTAGTTCCCTCGCTGGCGGAGATCGAAGCACGGTTGCCTGCCTTGGTCTGGCCGGACGCGACGTGAAGCGGGCTCCCACGCAAATCGCGTGACTGTCAGTGAGCTTGCTGCTAAGCTACAGCTCTTCCTCAACGCCTCTCTCTACCTAAAGGAACTTTCATGTCTGAAATCAACCAGCAAGCTCCCCAGCCGATCCCCGTCACGGTCAACATGAACAACATGGAGGCGCAGGCCGCACTGGAGCTGATCGACATGGCCGTGCGCGCACAGGGCATGAACGTCGCGCAGGCGGCCCTGCGCGTCTCCAGCCTGATCCAGGCCGCGATCATCGCGGCCCAATCGAAAGTGCAGCAACTCGAAATCCCCGCCTGAAGGAGGCCCTGATGATCAATTACGAGTGGAAGGCCAATAACGCGCAGACGCGCGACGAACCGCTACCCCAGACCGCCGTGTTCGCCACGTTCACCGTGGTCGCGACCGACGACGCCACCGGAGCGCAGGAGGCCGAGACCGGCGCGGTGGACCTCCTGCCTGCCGACCCGGACAGCTTCGTCCAGATCAACGAGGTGACGCAGGAGCAGGCCGTCGCGTGGGTCAAGGCCGCACTTGCCGCGCCCGGCAAGGACTCCGTCGAGGTCTACGAGCAACGGCTGGCCGCAAAGCTTGCCGAGCAAGCTGCCCAACCCAAGGTCGCGTCCATCCATACTTTCGAGTGATAGTCATCACGCCTGCGTTGTTGGCGCAGCAGAATCCATAGGACTTCGCTGAATCAACTTGTAAGCTCAGCCGTACGTGGTTATGATCCCCGCCAGTAAAGCAACTTGCTGGTGGGGATTTTCATGCTGGACTGGTTCAAGAAATTTTTCAGCGAGCCCAGCACGGTGATCGTGCTCATGACGAGCGGAATCGTCGGGCTGATCATCGGAATCGCCAACGGCGTCATCCAGAAAAAGCACGGCGGCTGGCCGGGGTTTTTCGGGGCCATTGCCACCGGCCTTGCAGTGGCCGTCATCGTGGGCCTCGGGGTGCAGGACTACGTGAAGTCCGAGGCCCTGCGCCTCGCCATCGTCGGTGTGTGCTCCGTGATTTCCAACGACATCTGGGAGGGTCTCCAGACCTTCGGGCGGGGCCTTCGCAGCGACCCCCTCGGCTCTATCGCCCGCCTGATCGACGCCCTGCGCGGCAAGTCGTCCCTGCCCACACCCTCGACCCCACCTAAGGCGGCGGACGAGGATGAGGCCGCGTTCCGTGGCCCGGCGCACTGAGCAGGAGGCATAGCATGGTTTTGCCCGTCGTAATCATTTTCGTGTGCGTGGCTGCGGCCCTGCTCCAACTGGGAGCCCTGCGCAGCCCCGACATCACCGAGACCCGCGCCACCCGCAACGGGCGCAAGTTGACTATCGCCGGGATCGTGGTCGCGGTCGTTTACATGAGCTACACCCTGCTGGAGTACGGCACGGTGTCCACGCCGCACGCCCTTGCGATGGCGCTGGTGGCGATGGGTCAACTGGCCTTCGGCATCAACTCGCTTTTGCCGCACCTGTGGCCGGACACTTCACCGGGGACACGCGATGACGCTCACGCTTGATCAGTTCCAGGCCGCCACAGGATCGACGGCCGAGAATGCCCAGACGTACTACGACGCAGCGCTCGAAACCTTCGAGCGCTTCAGCGTTGTGGAGCCGACGCAGATTGCTGCGTTCTGCGCCACGCTGGGCGTTGAAAGCCAGCGTCTGACCAAAATGGAGGAGAACCTCTACTACACCCACCCGGACCGCCTAGCGAAGATTTTCCGTCGCGTGTTCGATGAGAACCACGACGGTGTGATCGAGCAATGGGAGATCGAGCGGTGCCAAGCGTATTGCCGCAACCCGCAAGCCCTGTCGATCAAGCTGTACGGCGGCTTCCACGGCCGGGGTGGCTTCCAGTTGACGTGGGAGCGCAACTACAAGGTCCACGGCAAGCGGCTTGGCTTCGACTACCTCTCGAACCCGGACCTTCTGCTGGAGCCGCAGCACGCGATCCTGAGCGCCGGGTCTTTCTGGGACCTGAACCAGATCAACGACGTGGCTGACCGCATGGATGAAGTTACTTTCCGCGTGAACGGTCCGGCCCGTCTCGGCCTTGCCGAGCGCATCGCGCTTTACAACGAGGGCCTTGAGGCGATTGTCTGATGGCCCTCTGGTACGAACCGCTGGAGATCGCAGACGCTGAAGGCAAGGCGACTGGTCGCTGGAGGTACACGTACCGCAGTGACGAGAGCATGCCGAAATTCCCGGTGCCCCTGTGCCGCTGCGCAGGCGGCCACCTGACCGCGCAAGCGGCCCGCGCATGCCCAGAGGTGCAGCGCAGTCTTCCTCCCGAGCTGCGGGTGCAGCCGGATGATCCGCAGGACGTTTCTTGGAGCTGACAGATATGGACATTCTTGACATCATTCCGGGCGGCCCCATCGCCAAAGCCATCGTCGTAGGCGTGGCTGTCACTGTCGTGGTTGGCGGCGTCACATGGGGCGTTCACACGTACAACGAGGGCCTGCGCGAGGACGGTCGCGAAGAGGTCCGAGCCGAGATGCGCGAGAAGGTCGAGGAGCAGCGCGAGCGCAACCTCGAACTTCAGCGGCAGGCGGAGAAGAAGTACGTGGTCATGAACGAGACCAAGGAAAAGATCATCACCGAAACTGTCACGGAGATCAGGTATGTCACGAAAGACCTCGCTGCTTGCCCTGTCGGCACTGCTGGCGTCCGGCTGCTCAACGCTGCGGGACACTGCGCCCGCGCAAATTCCGCAGCCGAGTGCGCAGGCGACGGCGAGCTGCCCAGCGCCCGATGACCTGAGGGACGACGCCACCGGACAGGACCTTGCCGAGTGGACCGCTCTCTGGATCAAGTACAGCGGCTGTGAGCACGGCAAACGCATGCTCCTCATCGAGTCGTGGCCCAGATGAAAAAGCCGTCGCGCTGGGCGACGGCCTGGCTCATCTGGTTGGCGCTTCCGCCGCCTCTACGCCTTGGGACTGTGATTGTCGTCGTAACCGTCGCTGGACTGCTTCTGTCCCTCTTCGATCCATCGGCGCACGGCCAGTAGGTTGATCCACGCTCGGTTGCTGCGATCCGGCACCGAGTAGTGGACTCCGCGCTGCCAGATTCCCCGCGTCAGGCGCACGTCGATGTTCTTGCGCTTCTCGTGCGGGAACATCCGCATGTAGTGCTCGATGGGCACCCAGCCGCCCATCATCTTCTCCGCGATCCAGAGAGCGTACTCCTCCGGGCTCATCTCGGTGATCGGCTTCGGCGCGTCCATGATCACGCCTTCCACGTCTTCAGGAGGTCGAGGGCCTGCGACTCGGTAAAGCCTTCCTCCACCAGCGCAAGGTACTTTATGCGCGTCAGCTTGGCGAGGTATCTCTCCAACTCAATTTGCGCTGGGAAGTTTTCTTGCGCCTGCTTCAAGAGTTGCGCCGTCGTCACCTGCTGGCGTTCGCGCTTGTCGTCATCGTTCATGCTTGTTTCCTTTCCATAAGGTCCTTCCTCACCGCCGAGTCAGCTTCCTCGACCTTGGCCTTGAGGTCGTCCGTCCAGCCGCACAGGGCTGCCAGGCGAGCGATCTCACGGCCCGCTTCGAGGAGCACGTCGCGCGGCGGGCAGCGCACGGTGCCGTGGCTGTTGAACCCGACTTCCGCCCGGTAGCCGGTCGTGGCGGTGAATTTGATGTCCACGCGCAGCTTTTTCAGGGTCTCGGCCATCACACGCTCTCCGGCTGCGGCGCACCGCCTTCGCCTGGCTTGCTCGCCTGCTTCGCGCGAATCTTGGCGACCATGGCCGGGGTGTCGATCCGCATCAGCTCGGCAGGACCGTGCTCGGACATCTGGAGGCCGTGGGTTCCGGCCCACGCGGCGAGCGTGACCATGACCCCGCCCAGCTCCTGTGCCGGTTCCCCGGCCGGGCGGTTGTAGGTGTATTCCACCTGTCGCATGACATCTTCGCGGGACATGCCCGCAGCTTGCACGAGTTCCAGCGCTTCTTCGAGGAAGCGGAAGTTGCGCACGCTCTTCTTTTGCCCGTTGGTGGCGTGCCCGAAGCACTGCTCCATCCAGAGCATGACGGCGTGCTGAAAGGTTGCGATATGCATTTGAAGTTCCTTTACTCGTTGTCGTCGTTACGTGATGTGCGGCCCTCGGCCGCTTCCTCTGCGAGGAAGGCCGCGTACTCGGCCTTCTTTCGCTCCTCGCTCAGCTTCTCAGGGATGTCGATGAACTCGTCGCCTGCCGCCTCGCGGCGATCCATGATCGCCTCACAGCGCGAGCACACGTCCTCGATGAACAGGTCCATGCCCCAGCCGTGACGCGGGCGCAGGCCGCACAGGGCCTGCGCACGCTTCTCGACGTTACCTTTCTCGTCCATCGGGACAGCGTGTAGCTTCCAACCCACCTGCCCGTCGTCAGCGCCGTGCCGGTGCGCTTTCTTCCATGGGTGGGGCATCGTCGTACACCACCCATACAGCATCGTGCTCATATCCGCACCACCTGCGATGCGAACGAGTCCGCAAGGTCCGAGTGCGTGATCAGAACCACCTGCTCGAAGCCGCAGGTGGAGATGAGGCCCAGCATGTTGCTCTCGCGCTGGTCGTCGGCCGCCGCAGCGGGCTCGTCCAGCATCATGAACGACGTGTTGGGCAGGAACACCTTCGTCAGGGCCACGCGGATCGCCAGGCCCAGCGCGTCGAGCGTCGAGCCCGACAAGCCGGTGATCGGCCGGTCGTCCACCTTGAAGCCGTTGTCGGCACGGGTCACGGTGCTGTCGGTGCCCCGGATGTCGGAGAAGTGCTTCGAGATCGAGGCCGAGGCAATGTCCCACAGCTCATCCGTGATCTCGGGCCGCGCCTTGCGGATCGCCGTGATCAGGGCGTTGTTGTCCTGCACCTCGACCAGCTCTTCCTTGGCGGCCTTCAGTTGAGCCTCCAGAGCGTCGCGAGCCCGCTGCCGCTCCGCCACCACAGCCAACCCCGCTTCGAGCGCTTGGCGGGCCGATTTCAGGGCCTCCTGCGCCTCCCGGACGGCGAGCTGGGCGTCGTTCAGGTGAACGGTCTTGGTCGCGGCGTCGTCCAGCACCGCCTGCTGACCTTCGGCCGCCCCGGCTGCGGCCTTCTCGTCGTCCATGGCGTGCTCGTAGTCCCGCTCTGCCTGGTCGAGGGTGGCGCGGGCCTGCGTCTGCTGGCCCACGGCCATCTGGTAGCGCTGGACCTCCGCGAGGGCGTCCCGGAGCTTGGTCTGGGCGCTCACCGCGTCCACGGCGGCGTCGGTGTCGGGGCCGGTCCACGTCCAGCGGGCGGGGACGTAGCCGTGGTCGAGGGTGATGTATGCGGCGTGGCGCTGGTAGACGCGCTGGCGGGTCTCCGACGCGGCCACGATCCCGTTCAGGGCGCGGAACATCTCGTCGGCTTCCTCGGCCGCCGTCGCCTCGGCGTCCTTGGTCGCGGTCACGGCTTCGATCTTCCGGTCGATCTCCGCGTTCTTGGACGCCACCTCGGGCACGTCGGTCAAGTCCTTGCCGCACAAGCCGCAAGCGGTCTGCGTGATCCGCATGCCGCGCAATCCGGCGATCTCGGCCACCATCGAGCTGACGAGGGTGCGGTGCTTGTCGCGTTTGGTGAGCGCGGCATCGCGGTCGGCCACGAGGGAAGCGTAGTCGCCCTCCCATTCGTTGTCCGGCTCGGGCAGTGCTTCTAGCTCGCGGCGGGCAGCGCGAGCGGCCACCATGTTCGAGGCATCGTCGGCCGCCTTGCGCAGCGTGGCGATCTCGGCCTCGGTCGGGCCGGGCACCGGGTTGATGCGCTCGTACGCGGCCTTGGCAGCGTCGTGGCGGGTCTTGGCCGAGGCGAGCAGGGTCCGGGCCTCGGCGAGCGCCTTGATGCGGCGCTCAGCCTCGCGGGCGGGCTCCTGCACGGCGTCGTAGTCGGCCTTGCGCTCGTGATACACGGCCAGCGCGTCGTTCTCGACCACCTCCAGCTCTTCGACCTTGGCGGCCAGCGGCGCGGTGTCGTCCTGCACCGGAGCGGCCACCTGCGCTTCGAGCGTCTGGATGCGGGCTTCGACCGTGGTCGTGGTGCCGCAGGGCAGCCTGTCCTGCACCAGGCCGAGGATCGTGTCGATCAGGGAGAAGTTGGCGAGCTTCTCGATCAGCTCGATGGCCGCGCTCGGCCCCTTCGCAAGGGCACCGCGCAGCGCCTGCTGGTCGGCCAGCATCAGGTTGCGGCACACGTCCTTGGATGCGCCCAGCAGCGTTTCCACGAACTTCGTGACCTCGGCTTGGCCGGTCGCCTCGATCTTCTCGTACTCCTCACCGCCGCGAATCTCCGCGCCGGACTTGCTGCGCGTCACACGGTACGCCGCGCCGTTCAGCTCGAAGTCCACGCGCACCTTCAGCGTGGACTCCTTTTCGCCGTAGGTCACGGTGTCGGACAGCGGATCGCGCAGCGCCGTCGCCCCGAACAGGGCGTAGGCGATGGCTTCGAGGATGGTGGTCTTCCCCGCTTCGTTCGCGCCGCGCACAGCGATGACACCCTCCGTCAGGTTGACGGTGAGGTCGCGGTGTTGGCGGAAGTTCTTGAGATTGACTTCACGAAACATGGCTAAAGTTCCTTTCAGCGGCCGAGAAGGCGCTGGATAGCAGACTTGGGTTTGGTGTTCACGTCGAGGACCCCGCTGATCAGCACAGGCCGGATCGGAGTCAGTGGCGGGGCGATGTGCTCGATCAGCTTCATCGGCTCGACGCCGAGGCACTGCTGGATCAGCTCAGGGATCATGTCGCGGATGTCCTTCGGCATCTTCGCGTAGTCGATGCAGTGCAGTGTGCTGAGCACCTCGTACGCTTCACCGCGATAAGGCACGCCCAGCATGTCGCCGACCTCACGGACGGTGCAGATGTCGAAGTGGTTGCCCTTGAGCATCTGGTTCAGCGCGAAGAGAGCCACACGCTGCTTCGTTTCGATGTCAATGCTGGACATTGTTTTCCTCCTTCAGCTTCGTGAGCTTGGCCTTCCACTCAGGCTTCTTGATCTTCGCGAGCAGGGCCTGCCACACGTCGAAGCTCTGGACCTTCTCCAGCGTCGCCTTCTCCGTGTCCGACTTGCGGCCTTCGATCTGCACGGCGTTGGTGATCACGAACGCCTTGTGCGACTGGCGCAGCTTGGCGATGAGCGAGACCACGGCTGCGGCTTCGCTCGCGGCAGCATCGCCCTCGACGCGGATGAACTGGGCATCGTCGGGGACCTTTGACAGCTCGTGCCAGTCGGCACGATAGAACGATCCCTTCGCTTCCCAGACGACGATGGACTCGAACTTCGTGTCCTCGATGCGGACCATGAACTTCTCGCGGTTACCCAAGCAGTCGGCCACGCTGGAAGGAATCTGGTTGCCCGGCACCATGACCTTGCCCGTCAGGTGCATCGACCGCTGATGCTCGTGCCCGAGGACGATCCGCTCCACGTCCAGCGCACGAGCTTGCTCTGCGCTGAGGTTCAGCGAATGGTCCTGCTGTTGTGCGAACTTGTTGTCGAAGTTGCAGTGCATGAACACGTACTTCATGCCCTTGGGCACCCGCGTCAACGCAAGGTCGAACAGGTCTTGGTTCGGCATGTGCGGAATGACCCACATGTCGTCGTGCCCCGCGATGAGGCCCGGCTCTTCGTAGATCATCACGCGCGGGTGTTTGCCCAACAGGCGGCCGAGGAACTGGAACGACGACATGGTGCTCGTCGTCTTGGACAGGTCATGGTTGCCTGCCGCAAGGTGCAGCACATGACCCTTGTTGTCGGACAGCCAGCTCGTGAGCGCATCGAACGCCGCGAGGAGATCGATGTAGGGGATGCTGAAGGTGTCGAACAAATCCCCGTTGATCAGGAGGTCGCCCTCGGTGCAGGCATCCAGCAGCGCGTTGAAGCGTTCGAGGATGTACGTTCGCAGGGCGAAGGCAGAGGCGGGGTTAGTGCCCCCACTTCGGATCGCGCCGATGTGGGTATCGTTGATGACGTGCAATTTCACGATGTTCCTTTCGTTAAGTTGGTTGGTGGGAGTGGTTGACCTGAAAACGTCTGACCGCGAGACACTGGCACGCCAGAAGTGACGTTCGCAATGGCGCGGATCACCGCGAGAAGCTCGGCGGTCGGCGCGCTTGCGCCCGTACCTTCGGCGAAGGTCAGGATCACGTCCTTGGTGCCAGGACGGCCCACGTACGCATCGCCGCCCATGCCTTTGCCGACGCACACGCCGAACCTCGCGGAGAGCAGGAGCATCAGTGCCATGTCGGGCTGCTCGCGCCATAGCGAGCGCACCTTGGGCATGTTGATGCTGCCGCCCTCGGTGCGGAACACTTCCGGGTCCAGATTCGGAAACATCAGGCGCAGGCACTCGTCCAGCGCTTCGATGTCGGTGCGGTAGAGGCCGTTCATCGTTGTGCGCCGTCAGGTGAGTCCACGCCAGAGGGGTTGCCCATGTCGCAGGCGTGGTGCGGGTTCTTGCAGCGCGGGCACTGCGTGGCAAGTGGCTGTCCGTGCGGTGTCAAGGCGCACGGCTGGGACAGATCGAACGCAGGCACGCCATGAGTCATGTTCGTGAGCAGTGCCCCGATCACGGTCCCGGCGATGTTGATGAGGCTGGCGTCGTCCTCCGCGAACTTCGGCAGCGCGTAGTTCAGGTGCGCGCACAAGCGACGCAGGCGCACGGCAAGGAAGTGAGCGTCCTCGCCGGACAGCGTGACGCTAGGCAGTTCCGATAACGCCACGCCATGAGTGACGGTGCAGCCCTTCGTGCCGCGCTCGCACATGCGGCTGCTGAACTCATCGACGCGGCACGATTCCACGCCAGGTGCGTCTGCCATCTGAGCCACGGCGGCGTCTAGCGTGGTGCCGATGTAGGGCGCGGGATCGAAGCCGAAGCTGGCAGCGATACGGCGCACGATTTCCTCGGTGACCCGCTGCCGCATACCCCAGGCTTCGCGGTAAGCCTCCCAATGGCGCGGCGCTTCGTGCTCAGGCGTCGGCAGCGACTTTGCGGCCAGCGCGGCGCATACGCGGGCGGTTTCTCTCGGGTCACTCATGGTTCGTCCCTTCAACGAGTCCACGCCAGAGGAGGGCTTCTGCTACGCGCGCATCAGCGTATACCTCGACTGCCGCCAACAGGTCGCCGAGGCCACGAAACCCACCAAGCGCACGGGCCTCTGAGCGAACGGAGTTCCACGCATTACTGACGGCGCGTGGGGTCGTGGTCACGCCATCGGTGCGCGTCAGGTGGTGCGTTTCCGCGTCCTCGAACGCCTGACGCGCGGTGGCAATGTTGTCCCAACAGTCGAGGTCGTGACGCTTTGCCCACTCAAGCACTTCCGCGTCTGTGGCCTTGCGCGCGCGAGCCGAGTCCACGCCATCAGGCCGTAACGCGAAGTCGGCTACAGCCAACCATGCGCGTTCTTTGTCCGTGGCGCTAACGTAGTCGGGGTGGTTCATTCGCCGCGCGTGCCACGCATCGAATGCCGCGCGCAGCTCTGTCGGCGTGAGTGTCGGTAGCGCGTTGGGGGCCACTCGCACGTCATTGTTGCCTTGGACCATGAAAGTTCCTTTATGTCAGGTACGGAACAAGGATGTCCGAGCATTCGGTGTAGGCGTCGATCTCCGACATGTCCCACGATCCGCTCTCGGGCTTGGGGCCAGGCCGGACCTCGAAAAAGTCCAGCGGCGCAGCCCGCCACATGGTCACACGCGGCTCTGGGTGAAAGCACACGAGGACCAGCGGCTCGCTGCCAGCCCACGACCGCATCCGCATCCGCGCCACTTGGTCAGGGCCGAAGTTCTTGCACGGCAGCCGGAAGTGGTGCTCCACCTGCTTGACCTCGATGAGACCGTTGCGGGTGTACGGCACAGTGCCATGTTTGCTGACGTAGAGGTTCTCGCCGTCCGGGGTAGTGCCGACGATGAAGTGACCCGTAGCCAGGAACCACTGGAAATCGCCTGGCTGCGGGTTCGCCATCGCGCCCTTGGATGCGTGAGCGTCGAGGATGCGGTTGAAGGTGAAGCCCTTGACCTTGGCCTTCCACTCGTTCAGGAAGGCCATGACCTTGCCTTCAGCGTACTTGCCACGGTTCGCGCTCATGTCACCTTGTTCCAGATTTCTTCAAGCCGCTCTTCCTGCTTCGGCGAGAGCTGAAAGCCGGGTTGCTCCATCTGCTTCTTGATGGAGTCGATGAAGCCGCGCTCCCAGTCGGAGAGCTTGGATTCGCGGGCCTCGCAGTCCTCGATCATCGTCAGGTGTTCATCACGATCCGCTGCCATCGGTGCGCTCCTTGTTCGCTTTGTCCAGCGCGGCCCGGCAGTCCGGGCAACGCCAGCGCTTCGAGATTTCGAGAAACTGCCAGCCCCGCACCTGTACGGCGTTCGGGCTCACGCAGCTCTCGTCGTTCACGCCGGTTGCGCCGCAGCCGTCCGTGCAGCCAACTTCAGGCAGCTTGTTGGGTATCGTGTTCATCGTGTTCGTCCTTATCGAATACCGGCAGCTCGCAGTAGTGGGTGAACCACGTCGGCCAACTGCCAATCGCACCGGTCGTGAGCACACCGGCCTGTTTGTTGATCAACAGCACCTTGGCCTTGCGGGGCGTATCGGGCGTGATCTTGTGCCACTTGTAGGCGGGGTTGACGAGCGCCGTCTCATCTCGCGACATGCGCGGTTCCGGTTCGGGCGCTTTGATGCCACCTTCATTCACCTCGCGGCAAAGCTGCGAGACCGGCATGTCCGGCATGCCGCGCAGAGCCCATAGCTCCAGCAGGTGATGCTGCGGCCCTTGGAAGGCCATGAGCACCTGCCGAAGCGGCTCCTCGGAAACAGTAATCACACTCATGTCAGTGCGTCCTTTGCCATGCGTAGTTGACGGCCTTTGCCGTGAGTTTGGGAGTGAGGCGCACCGCCGCGTCGATAGCCGCTGCGATCCTCGGGGCCCAGCCCTGAAGGAACTTCCATTCGTGCTGAGAGATGATAATGAACGCCTTCTGACCTTGAGCGATGATCTCGCAGTCGAAGCGATACTCGGCTTCCGCCTTGTCGTACTCCACGCCGACGAGAACCATGTCGAAGAGGCGAGCAACAGGCAGCGCCCACTGCTCGCACTCCTCGCCCTCGTCCATCATGAAGAGCTTGATCTTGGCATCCACGGCGTAGCGCTGAAGATCGCGCCACGCCAAAGCACGCGCCACAGGGTTCATGGCAGCGTGCTTGGACACCTTGCGGTGAGGGAACTTCATGCGTCTCGCAAGGGTTCGTCGGTGTCGAACACCTTGCCTCCGTAGGCGCGGCCGAGAGCGTTCTCCTGTACGGCCTCGGCTGCGTCGTCGGCCGTGTCGAAGGCGGCGACTTGCTCGCCCTCTTCGTCCATGAGCGGCACGACGCCGCCGTTGGGGTGGTTGAGGATGACGAAGAAAGTCACTTCACTTCCTGACGTGCTTGTCGAACAGCGACATCAGGCCGGGAAGGTGCGGGCGCAGCAGCGTGACGATGGTCTCGGCATAGCGCTGCGCTTCGATCTGGGCGTGGTTGTGAGCGCGGAGCCGCATGAACTTGAAGAGGTTCGCGAGGTCCACGTTCCCGAGCCAGTGAACGTAGTGGTTCAGGTGCAGGAACATGCGAGCATGCTCCGGGGCCACGCCACGTCGAATCGCGTGGAGGTAGGTCATGTAATCCGCCGCGCACCGAGTACGCAGCGATTCCTTGAACCACTCCTGCGTCTCGGCGTCGAGGTTGTCGTCCTGCCCCTGCTTCTTGTCCTTGGTCTTGCCGCCGACCGTCTCGGGGATGTACCACTCGCCAGGCAGCGTGATGTAGCGACCCGACGACTCGTTGCGCCGCCACGTACGGTGCCGCACCATCTGGCGGTCGATGAAGATCGGCACCTTGACCTCGACCCAGACCGAGATCATCTCGAAGGGCGAGGTGTGCTCGTTCTTCAGGAGGTACTCGTTCAGGCGCATCTCATCCTCGTACGAGCGCCCGCTGTCCATCTGGTCGAAGGACATGCGGGCGGCGTTGGCGGGGTCCGTGTCGTCGGCGTCGAATGGGCGGATGTGCGGTGACGTGAGCGGCAGGCCGTCGCCCGCGTCGTCCACCGTCACCATGTTGTGCGTCCGCCGTGTCGGCCCTGCCAGATTGCGCAGGATCACGAAGCCGTGATCGAGGACGTTGATCTTGTGTTGGGTCATCAGAGTTCCTTGGTGGTTTCACGGAGCTTGCCGTGGTCGAGTTTGGTGACGATCCGCACGTCGGGCTTCGTGCGGGCACGCTCGTCGCTGTAGTAGTTGCCGTAGCTGTCCGTGTCGATCATGGCGACCGACTTGCCCTCGCGCATGTACTGCTCGTAGAGCTGCTGCGCTCGGACGGACTTGCCACAGCCCTGTGCCCCGGCAAGGGTGATGACCTTCATGCGTTTCGCTCCAGAAAGGCCGTTGCCTCGGCGGCAGCCTCACGGCCTGCGTCGGTCAACGACATGTAGAGGCGCTTCGCTTCGTTGTCCTCGCGGATTTGCAGAAGCCCCGACTCGGCCATCGCGAACGACTCATCCCAGCTACAGCCCGCTTCGGAGCAGAGAGCAGTGCCCTCCACTTCCGCTGCGACCTTGGACAAGATGTCGAGCGCTTTGAGTTGCTCGTATCCGAGCGCATCAATTTTGCTCATGCGGCCACCTTCGGCATCGCTTCCACGAACGCCTTGATCGCGTTGATCTGCGCCTTCGGGATGTGCTGCACGACCGGCAGCGTCTTGTCGTCCAGCGGCGTGATGCCCGACGTGCGGGTCACGGTCGCGATGGAGAGCGACAGGTCGCCGTTGTCCTTGATCTTGCCGGGGACCACCACGCGGTCGCCGACTTCGATCAGCGCTGCGGGCAGCAGCTTGTCGGTGCGGTACGTGTACTCGGTTTCCTTGCCGGTGAACTGCACGGAGATGGTTGCGGATTGCATGAAAGCTCCTTTATGGAAAGATGCCCGGCGCGAGCCGGGCGGTTGGGGAACAAGAATTGTCAGTATGTCATAGGCTGAGCTGGAGGTCCAGTACCTGACTGGACCAGTCGGGTATCAGCTCATGTCCTCGGCAAGCCGCTTGCTGACGAAGGTGGGGAAGCGGGGCAAGTCCTTGACGCCGTGCGTCATGTGCTTGATCTTGGCGATGTGGCCGACGATCTGCGTCTGGTCCTTGAACCAGGCCGTCGCTTCTTCGACTGTCATCTCGCCGGACCCTGCGGTGATCTCCATGCCCGACTTGAACAGGATGCGGCCACCGTGATCGAGCACGTCCTTCAGGATGATGCCTTGGATAGAGCCGACCTGGCCGTTGGGGACGAGACCCGCCTGCGCCGAGGAGCGCTCGGTGCGGCCCAGCTCGTTCGTCTTCGCCACGTTGGTGTTCTTCGCGCCCTCGGTGACGCCCGTCACCTTGATCTCGAAATCGCTCCACGGCTTGATGCGCCAGAGCTGTTGGCCCTTCTGCGTGGCGCGGCCTTCCTTGTAGACCGCGTTGGGGTTGCGCAGGATCAAGCCCTCGAAGCCGTCATCGAGCCACTGCGCCATGAGCGCATCGACTTGCTGGCGGCTGTGGACGATCTCGAACGGCACGAGGCGCAGCCGCGCGTCCCCGGCGCTGTTGACGACGTGCTCGGCGAGCTTGTACCGCTCGGCGTACGGCATCGTGTCGGCGCTCGGCCCCACGAAGTCGAAAATCCACCAGTACAGGTCCGGCATCTCGGTCACGCCCTTGAACGCGCCCATGGCCCCGGTAGTGAGGCTGCACAGACGGGCAGCGCAGGGGTCCGGCCCCAGCACCATCTCGCCATCGAGGTAGCGGTGGTACGGCTGCGAGAAGCGCTCCGTGATACCGGTGCCGGTGAATTTCTTCAGCGACCGGCCGGTGAGCGTGCCATCGAGATTGAGGGCACGCACGCCGTCTATTTTCGGCTGAGCCCAGACGGGGTAGATGATTGAGTCGAGGATCGCGTCCTCGGCGAGTTGGGGTTTGAGGCTCACTGTTGAAGCTCCTTTACGCGGCAACTGCCGCTTGGTTGTCGTTCGCCGCCGCAGCCTTGGCAGCCTTGGCCTCGTGAGCCTCGCGCCACTGCTTGAAGCCATCGTCAATCGCTGCCTGCGTCGGCTCAGCGCCGATCTCGTACTGCTCGCCGAAGCTGGGGCCGAACGAGATGCTGGAGACGATGGGGATGGTCATGTTCCCGTACGGCTGCGTCATGCAAGCATGGGCATCGCGCAGGAAGTCGGCGAGCTGGTCGCGTCGCACCGAGAACACCACTTCGTCGTGAATCGGTCCGAAGCACACGCAGTCGTACTTGTAGACCAGACCCATGCGCCACATCGCGCCCTCGGCCCGCTTGATCATCTGACCAGCGCTGCCCTGCACCTTGAAGTTCACCGCCTGGCGCTCGGCCTTGCTGCGAACCCAGTGGTCGTCGGACATGATCAGGTCGCGCAGGTGACGAACACCACCGTCGAGCGTGCGAACGATGCCGGTGCGCTTCGCCTCTTCGATGGTCGCGTCCTTCCAGCGACGAACGCCGGGGAAGTTGCGCTCCTTCGCGTCGATGTACGTCTGCGCTTCCGACTCCGTGACCAGCATGGTCATCGCAAGTTTCGGGGCCATGGCACCGAACTCGGTGGTGAAGTTGACCTTCTTGCCCAGAGCGCGGAACTCGGTGCAGAGCTTGACGATGGGATCGTCCGCCTTGCTCTTCGACAGCTTCTGGAACTCGGGGTAGGTCAGCTTCATCGCCCAGTCCAGTTTCTTGAGCTGGGTGATCGAGTAGCCGGTCAGCGCGTGAACGTCCTTTTTGTTCTCCCCGACATAGCATGCGACGAGGTTTTCGTCCTTGCTCCAGTCGGCGATGATGCGCAGCTCTTGGCTGTCCTCATCGAGGGAGACGATCACGGCGTCCTCGCGGTGCGGCACGATGGTCTCGCGGAAGCGTGCAGGCTCTCCGGTGATCTTCGGGTGCTTCGGGAGCTGCTGCTTGTTCGGCTTGGACTCCGAAGCCCGCCGCGTGTTGGTGGACGACTGATTGTGGGTCGGATGAATCCTGCCAGTCTTCCAGTGCATGAAGTACGGGTACTTCGTGTAGTACAGGCTGCGACGGGTGATGACCATCCGCATCAGCTTGATGCCCCTGAGCACCGCAGCTTGCTCCTCGGTACATTCACGCAAGGCGTATTCCAGCGCCAGAGCGTCGCCCTTCGGGTTGCCCGGCAGGCCTTTCTGCCGCATGATCTTCGTCGGCTTGTTGCGCACCCGCACCGGCAGCTTCATGGCCTCGTAAAGCAACTTGATCATCTGCTTGTTGCTGGCCTTGAAGACCGGCTCGCCGGTGAAGTGCTCGCGCACCCAGAGCGTGAAGCGGTCGTGCTCGCCGTTCAGAGCGCGTTCGACCATCCCCGCAAACAGCTCGTGACCCAGCTCGCGAGCCAGCACCACCAGCTTCGCAGGAGTGCGGACCTTGGTCGCAAGGAACGGGTCCTTCTCCGCGCCTTCCGCCTCTTCGCCGCTGCTCTCCGCAGCTTCATCGTCCTCGCCCACAGTGCCTTCTTCGAGGGAAATCGTGGGTGCTTCATTCGCGGCTCCTGTGACGATGCGGAACGCTTCCTTGATGTCGGCCGCCGAGATGTTCTCGTCGTACGTGGGTGGCACCGTGCCCTCCCACCCGTTCTTCATCAGGTAGTCGCGCACCGTGCTCCACGCCCGGTCGAAGGTCTCGTCGTCGTGCTTCTCCAGCTCCTTCGACAGCTCCAGGCTGAAGGGGATGCCGTCGATGAAGTTCTTCGCGTGCTGGTAGGCCGCGTCGATCTCCGTTGCGAGGTACACGTCGTAGTGGTGGTCGAGCTGCATGTGCAGCTTGTAGAAGTTGTGCAGCGCCGCCGTGCAGATGGTGTCGTCGCAGCCGTAGCCAAAGACGTGACGAGCGGACAGCTCGCGCATCTTGTACTGGCGCTTGACCTTGGCGGGCTTCCACTCCGTCAGCCGGGCGTATTCCACCGGGTCGCTCTCCAACAGCGCCAACATCTTCTCTTCCCACGCTGCGATTTCGGCCTTAGCCGGGGCGTTGCCGCCTTCCGTGCCATCGCAGAACTCACAGAGGCCGACGCATTTGCTCGCCTTGAAGCCGACACTGCCGCAGCCGGGGCAGGCCCACTCCAGCACCTGCATCAGGCGTCCACCTTTCGGCAACTCGTCGGGCTTGCCTTCGAGCTGCGTGGTCTGCTGGAACGTCTGCTGCTCGTAGTCGAGGTGCATCTTCGAGCGCTGCTTCAGGCCGGTGCCTGTGTTCTCGTTGACGTAGTTGGCTTCGATCTTCGTGTCGAGTGCGTTGGGGATGAAACCCCGCGAACGCTCGCCCCACTTCAGCCCGGACCAGCGCTCCATCCAGCTCATGCCGTCCTCGTCTTTGGCCTGCGAGAGGACCGACAGCTCGAAGAACGTGTTCTGGATGATGATCGGCTTGCCGCTCGCCCACGCGACCTCCATCATGGCTCGCGCCTGTGACATGGTGATGTTGGCCGTGTCGGCGTGATCCACCGACACGTACATCGTGTACTGCATGTTCGGACCGTAGGTGAACGAGAAGCCGGTCAGCTCGGAGCCGAGCTGGTCCACGCCCTCGGGATCGCCCTGCGCCGCGAGCCAGTCGTCGCTCTCGTCCGGTGTCGAGGTCTCGATGTCGAACGCGATCTCCGGGGACAGCGGAACGTGCTGCTTGAAGTGCGCAAGCACCTCGGCGTAGTTGTCGGTCGTGACCAGCTCGCCGATGGTGAACCAGTGCTTCAGTCGCGCATCGGCGTCCTCGGGCAGCGGCTCGGACTTGCCAGGCAACCACTTGAGCGGGTGCTGCATCGTGTGAACCCACTGCGAGTACAGCTTCACGAGTCGCCAGCACTTGATCGCGTCGGCCTCGGCCTCTACGATCTTCTTCAGCAGCTTGTGGTCCTTGTCTTCGATCAGCTCGTGGACCGGAGCGAGACTGCCGTTCTCCAGCATCCCTATCAACTCGTCCAGCCCGTCGTAGCCGTACTGTTCGGCGAGCTTTTGGAAAGCAGCTTTACCGAAGTTCTTCACGCCGGGCACGGAGTCGGACGAATCGCCGACGAGCGCCTTGGCAAGCGTGAGGTACTTGGACGGATGAACGAAAGGTTCGCCGTCCAGCTTCCCGACGCCGATCAGGCCGTCGATGTACGTCGTGACCTTGGCCCCGTATTCGTTGGTGCCTTCGTCGGTGTTGAGCGCCGCGAGGTCGTTGTCTCGCGTGGCGATGTAGATGTCCTCCTCGGTGTGCTTCGCGAGGAAGGCGATCACGTCGTCGGCTTCCACGTAGTCCTGCGTCACCGCGATGGCCCCCATCGAGCGCCACTGCTCGACCACGAAGTCGCGCAGGCGCTGGAACTCGACGTAGAACTCGGGCGGCTTCTTGTCGCGCTTGCCCTTGTAGCCGCTGTCGATCAACAGCCGCTTGCTCTTCGCGTGCATGCCTTCGATGACCAGCACAACGTTGTAGGGATGAAGGCGCAAGTCCGTCAAGGTCTTGACCATCATGTTCGTGAAATTCTCGTAGCCGTACTCGGCCGAGTTCACCAGCACCTCTTCACCCTCGAACGAAACGAGAAGACCGTCCTTCGTGTCCTTGCCGGAACGAAGAGCGGTCTTCACGTACGACGAGAGATCAACAATGACCCTCGTCATGGGCGTCAGTCCCCGACGCTGGCGGTGTCGTTGCCGACATCCGTGCTGGAGGCGGGGGCGTCCGGCGTTGCCGGGGTCTCGGCAGCGGGCTGCTCGATGGCCTCGCCTTCGGCCACGAACCGGTCGTTGAACTCGTTCAGCTCGCGACCGAACTGATTGCCTTCGGCGTTGGCGTAGACGACGATGGTCGCGCGGCGGGTCAGGTCCGTGTCGGCGTCCTTCTGGAGGACCGCGCCGCTGATGACGCTGTACCCGGCCGGGATCGGATCGGCAGCCGTCTGCACGAACACCTCGCCTTCGAGGTCGCTGCGCATCACAAGGATGTCGGCGTTGTCGGCGGCAGCTGTGCCGGGCAGCCAGGTTGCGGTGGCGTGGCGCACTTCGTAGACGCCGCCCGATTTCTTGTGGATCATGCTCATGTTCAAGTTCTCCGTTTCATGCTGCGCTCAAGGGCCTCCTGACAGGACACGCAACGAATCCTGCCCATCTCCAGCCTTGCCTTGGGGAGAACCACCGCGCATCGCGGCTCGACGCAGTGCATGCCGTCGAAGTCGGGGTGGCTCTCGGGTTGTAAACGGGCCTGCACTTCGCGCAGGCACCGGAAGTTCTCAGCTTCCTGCTGCCGCTGCGCGGCCTCATTCAGCTCAGTGTAGCGCTCGCTGTCAGCCAAAATGTTCGCTCCATGGACCGGCCAGCATGCAGTCGAGCGTCTCGTAAAGGTCCTTCAGCGAGCCGCCGTTGGTGACGAAGAAGTCACGCATGTCGCGGGCCAGCCCCTTCTCGGAAGCGTGGCCTCTCGTCGCTTCCGTCATCGGGTCCTTGCGGCCGGTGAGATGAACGACGAGGCCGCCCATGTCGCGGATGCGACGGGCTTCGTTCTCGAAGCGGGTGTCGGACAACACGTAGCTGCCGTCTTCCTTGAGGTTGCTCAGGGCCGCGATCACCCAGATGTCATCGTGGATCAGCGCCCGGCCCCATTCGGTGCCCAGCGTCTGCGCCATGTGTCGCCACGAGCAGCCCAGCAGCGGGTGGATCGCTTCCTTCTCCTCCTGCGTCTTGGGCCAGCCGAACCCCATCGCGTCGAGCGCCTTGTAGAGCGGACGGCCGAACGACAGGTGCTCGAAACCATACTGCTCCACCAGATGCTTGACGCAGGTGTCCTTGCCCGAGCCCGCAGGCCCCGCGAATCCGATGAGTCTCATGAGTGCCCTCCTTCAGGCGTGGTTGGAAATGGGTGCGAGATCGCGCGGCTTGTAGGTGCCGCTCAAGTCTTCGTTGATATACAGCAGGCAGGCCGCAATGCCGAAGCTGCGGTACATCTCAACGACGGCAGGGATGTCATCGAACGCAGCGACGATACTTACCTCGCCGCTGCGCGGAGAATACAGCTTGCTCAGCATCTCGCGCTTGACTTGCGCAGGCGTGGCGTTGTCATTGTTCTCTCGCATATGCAGGAGTGCATCGCGCACGCCCAGCCTGTCCTGCAACCACTCCCTCGTGTAGCCTTCCCATTTCACGGTGCGGCCGGTGAAGAAAACCGGCGTCGTGAAGCGGCACATGAAGTGGAAGTATTCGCGGTGGCACACCTCGTCGTGCAGCATCACCGAGTTGTAGCGGTCATAGCGCTCGTTGCCGCGCTTGTCCCAGTCGATCAGGTGCGCTCGCCACTTGTCGTCGGCTAGGCAGTTGTCGATGTCCCAGATAGCATATTTCGTCATTTTGTCTCCTCGGTTCCGTAGAGTCGCACTTCTTCGTCGTAAAGCACAGCAAGGTTTTCCCTGATGCGGCGGGTCACTCGCTCTGACATGACAACTGCGACGTTCGTGTAGTAGTTGACGAACAGCTTCGAGAACTTCGAGACGTTGATCACCTCGGGCACCAAAAGCTGCTTTATCGTCTCGACCTTCTGGCGGTCGGTCATGGCGACGAGCTGCATCACGCGGATCGACTCTTCGAGGGCCAAGCGGCGAGACTTGCGGTAGTTGTGAATCTGGCGCACCTTGCGCACCGCGCTAATCAGCTCCTTCTGGCCGCCGATCACCCGCAAGGCTTGCAGCGCCCAGTCCACCGCCTCGTAGTCCCTGATCGCTCGCTCGTTCTCGACAGCAAGTGACCGGACCTTCGCCACGATGTCGTGGTCGCATCCTTCCCACACGGAGCCTCGCGGAGTGCGCAGCAGCTCTTGCACCATGCCAGTGACAGGGAGGTCCCACTGATCACCGCACACGGCAGGCAGCCCGTCCTTCACCCCGACTTCGATGCCGGGGGTGATAACAGCGTAGTAGTTGTCCTCGTCGCTCACGAAGCTCTCATGTTTGCCATTGATGCGAATCAGGTGGGCGCATTCGAGCGAGAGGACGATGGCGGCCAAGTCCCCGATAGAGCCGGGGAAGCCCTCGGGGATGGAGAGGTAGAGGGGGCGCTCGACGCCACGACAGGCAGGGATCGCACCACTCGTGTTGAGGTAGGTGCCGTCAACCTTCAATACCTTGTAGGGATGGTTCTTCAGTTGCAGCAACGCTTCCGTCCACATCGAGTAGATGTGATCCGTGCTCACGTACATGGGCTGGTCCAGATACGCCGACAGCGGCACGTCGAATAAAGTGGCTTCAACCACCAGCGGCGGCACCTGCCACGGAAGCTCCGTGTGCTTGATCTGCCCGCTCAGGATGTCATCCTGCGTCAGGCCGATCTTGACCAGCGCTTCCACGATCTGCCGTGAGAGCGCCACCGCAAGGCGTTCTGGAGAGGACTTCATTTCACCTTCACCAGCTTCGAGACGAGCGGCCAGTAGGCCGTGCCCTTCGCCGCGCCGACCTTGCCGACGCGGATCACGTAACTCTCCTCCTTGCGCGGCAGACCCACAGGACGCTTGAGGTCCTCGCACTTGGGTCGCTCGTTCGGAGGCACGATCTCTTCGACCACGCCCGTCTTGGACAGTGACGAGCCGTGCGCTGAACTGGTCCAGCGCACGGTGTCACCCTGCGCGAACTTGAACAGGGTGACGCGGCTCACTGGCAGCTCTCGCACGGACCGTCCGTGTCGATGGCGCAGCCGCCTTCCAGCAGCTTGTCATCGGCCAGATCGAGGGTGCCGGTGCCGTCGTGCGGGACATTGAGCACGGCGGTGCCGGACTCCACGCGCGTCGTGCCTTCGTAGTAGGCACGCAGCTCTTCGCCGGAAGCGTTCTCCATGCCCGCAGGGCGGGGCAGAGCGCCGCTCTCGGTGCCGACGACGGCCGGCGCAGGCTTGCCTTCGAGGACAGCGCGTTCGGCGCCCAGGTCACGGTTCAGCGCGGCCACGTCCGAGAACCTGTCGCCGTAACGCTTCGCCAGCTTGGCGATGTTCAGGCGCATCGCCTGCTCTTCGTCCAGCCCCAGCAGGCCGCCGATGGTGCCGAGGATGCCCGAGATGCTTTCGGTCACGGACACGGCCAGCATGGAGCTGGCGTTCGCGCCACCGGCCTCGGGCGGTTGGCTGGACATGAGCTGCTGGTGCAGCAGGCCCCGCGAGATCGCGATAGCCATCGCGCCGTTCAGGTGCAGCAGCTCCAGCGCCACGATCCACATGCGGTCTTCTTCACCCAGCTCGGCGTCGATCTCGGCGCGGCGGCGCTGGCCGTTCAGGACACCGGCACGCATCGCGTTCTGGAAGACCTCGTGCTGAACACGCAGCTCAGGCAGCAGGTTCCCCGCGTACCAGTAGTCATCGCCGAGTTCTTCGGTGAGGTTCACCGTGTCCAGCGGTTTGCCGTAGACGACGTGCTTCTTGATCGCGTCGAGCAGCTCGCCGATCTCGCCTGCTAGGCCCAGGCCCATGTGGATCAGGTGCTGGTGGTACGGCAGCTCCTTGAGCGTGCGGCGTGCCAGCGGGGCATATTCGGTGATGTTCATGCGGAGTTCCTTTTAGGGATAAGAATGCGGCCTCTTTGGTTTGCCGGGCGCGGGAGCAATGGGACATCTGCGGCGGCGATCAGTTCGAGCGACCGACGCAAATGGATATCGAGGTCGGGCAAGCTGAGCATCCAGTCCCTGTACTTCTTCGGGACCTCGGTCAGCGGCTTGTCCGCGTGTTTGCCCCACGGCATGTAATGCACCATGAAGTGAGGCGTCGTGGCGATGTCGTGCAGCGTGCGGCCGGTGATCGGCAACAGGTACTGCAAGAGCTGGTGGCATGTCATGGCGTCGGCCATGGCGCGGTGCGACTGGCCGCCACCCGGCAAGTCGAGGTGCTCCTTCAGCGTGTCGAGCTTGCGGTTGGGCAAGTCGTCATTGATGAACAGTTGGGTGAGCAGCAGCGTGTCCACCGAATGCTTGCACTGGCCGATGGGTGCGAAGAGCGGACGGTCGAAAGCAACTTTATGCCCGATGAGCACGATGTCGCCTTCAAGCGGGCCGCCCAGCACCTGCTCGACCCACTCTTCGATGTACGGCTTGTCGGCCAGCATCTCGGCGCTGATGCCGTGAACGGCCTGCGCTTCAGGGCTAATCGGGCCGCGCACTTTGAGCATGGCGTCAGCGCGTGCTTCCTCTTCGAGGGTCTCGGGATCGATCTCGATGAGAGCGATCTCGACAGCCTCCTTGTCGGGGCCGATGCCTGTGGTCTCGGTGTCGAATACGATGTATCTCATCCGGGGCTGCGTAGGGTTTGAAAAAGGCCGGGCGCAATGCCCGGCCTTGTGACACTCGGCGTCCTCGGCTTAGCCGGGGATCACGCCGTAGTCGAACTCCACCTGCGTCCAGTTGAAGTTGCCCTTGGAGGTCGGCTTGGCCGTGAGCTTCAACACGCCCACGTCCTCGGCCGTCTTCTTGCCACGCGCCACGTCCAGCGCCGACTGGAACTGGAAGCGGTCGAACATGTTCTTCGACGTGGTGGACAGGTCGATCTGGATCAGCTTGCCGATGAAATGCTGCGCACCGGGGCAGTCGAGGATTTCACCGGCCATAGTGACGCGCTGCGACATCTTGGCTTCGGTGTAGCCCGCGTCCTTCAGGGCTTGCAGGTACTCGTTGCAATCCTCGCCCTGCTTCGTGAACTTGCCGTCGTCGGAGTAGCGGACGTGCTGCGTGTCGGCGGCATCGTCCGTGCCGGGGCTGATCTGCCAGTTGTCCTGGTAGGTCATCAGGTTCAGTGTGAGCGTCCCGCCCAGCGGCTTCTTGTTGTCTTCGAGGTCCACGAAGTTGCCTTGCGTGGCTTGCAGCCGGTGCAGCGTGTTCCACTCCAGCGGCAGCTTGTCCTTGAAGCCTTCGGCCACCACGTTGACCGGGCGACCGGCGACGGCAACGGCGCGGGTGCCTTGCGTCGCCACAGCGGTCGCGGCCGGGGCCGCAGCGGGGGCTTGGGTCGGAGCCGGGGCCGCAGCAACGGGCGCTGCGGCGGCGACGGGAGCGGTCTCGGCGGGAGCAGCGGGAGCAGCGGGAGCAGCGGGAGCAGCAGCTTCGCTGGTCTTCTTCTTGGGGATCATGACCATTTCTCTATACCTCTCATTGGCTCTTGGCCTAACGCCGCTTTTTCCCGGCTGCCAGCACATTTGGAGAGTGGCGCTCTTTAGAAAGACTCAACTGTAGCAAGTTTCGTAGGGATGTCAACCCTTGAATGCACCGACTCGCAGTTTGGCGAGTTCGTCCACATCGAACGTGAACACACCCGGTTGATCGAGCATCTCGCCGTGGCCGCTCTTGATGAAGGCGGGGCTGTCCTTGATCGCGTGGAGGAAGGACTGCGCCCCGGAGAACAGCGGGCGGCTGGAGGTGGACTTCATGTATCCACGGTACTTGAGGTAACTCGCAAGCATCGAAATCTCGACCACGTTGCGCCCGCCAAGCGCGCCGTTCATGTACTCCTTGCTAGCCCGCAAGGCGTACGGCGAGTCGCCGTCCACTGCGTAAGACATAGTGGCGAACGTGTCCAGCACCTTCGCCCACTCGGCTTGCGTCGCGGGTTGGAGGTCGGACATGCGGGTGTAGACCGCTTCGTCCAGCTCCTTGAACAGCTCGGCGAACTCTTCCTCGCCGAAGATCGCGTCGATCAGGCGCTTGAAACGCAGCAGGCCGAAGCGGGCCACGGTGAAGTTGAACACCGAGCGCTCTTTCGCGCCTTGCTTGTCGGCCAGCGTCTTCTCATCGAGGTTCGCCGACAGGTCGTGTTCGGTCAGCATGTACTTGCGGCGGGCCTCCTCGTACATCGCATCGAACTCGTCGCGAAACGATTCGAGCGTCGTCGTCTGGATCGCCTCGGTCGCGAGGTACTGCCCGAGGATCGCGAGCAGGTGCTTGTTACGACGCCATGCCTGGTAGCGGGCCAGCCACTTCAGCGACAAGCTGGAGGACGGCTTGATCACGGTCACGAGCACCACGCGCTCGGCCACCGCCGCTTCCTCTTCGGCCGCCTCGGCGATGAACGCCATCGGCGCTGCGAGCTGGGTGTGCGACAGGCTGCGGTAGTCGTCGCTCTCTCGGTTGCCGCCGCCCTTGGTCACGTCGCGGCAGTTGTAGGCGTCACGGAAAAGCAGCTTCAGCTTGTTGTGGGTCTCGACCGGCATCTCGTGCGGCTTGTACTCATCGATCAGCAAGGGCACCGACACGGAGCCTGAAGCGTGCTGTTGGATCGCGAACACCGACGACTGCGGCGTCAACATCTTCGGCTCTTGGTTGTAGAAGAAGAGATGAGCCATGGTCTGATTCATCTCGGTCTTACCTGCACCGGCCGCGCCGTTGACGTGCAGCAGCGGGAACTTGCCGTAGACCTTGTGGAAGGGCATGCGATAAAAGCAAGCCGTGTACCACCCGATCAACTTCGAGATCACGTCCGCCTTCTGGCACGTCATCATGTTCGTGAGCATGTCGCGCAGAGAGTCGGAGTTCGCCTCTTCCTGCACCCACTCCGTCAGCTTCGGCGCGTCCCCGATGTCGGTCTTGTAAATGCCACGCGGATCAGGGAAGCCTTGAAAGGAGATGTCGATCTCTTCGTCACGGACACGCGGATCGAGCACCACGCCCCGGCCATCGGCCCACACCATGAAGGGCTCGCGAAACTTCGGATTTTCGTGGTTCGGGATGTTGAGGATGTCGAGACCCTCTCGTTTGGCGATGTAAAGCATACGCCCCTTCTTCTTCGCAAGTTCGATGAACCGCATGAACGCGCCGCGCAGGTGGGTCTCGCTACCCTGGAAGGCGTGGCCGAGGCGGGCGCAGAAGCGGTTGAACATCGGGAGGCTCATGAAGACCTCCATCTCCAGTGTCTGCCGTCCGGTGGACTTGCCGTTGACCAGCACGTCGGCTTCGTACGCGGCGAGCTGCCCGGTCTCCATGGACATCAACAAGTGGATGTCCTTGAACGACACGGCGCACACGCGCTTCTTGCCGCCGTCGTCGGCTGCGACGTAGATGCCGAAGTTGCTGAGCGTGACGCCACCGGCCACGTCATTGAACTCGTCGGGGGTCTTGTTGTCGATGTTCGCCTGAGCGTCGGCGGTGCTCTCGGCGATGTCCTTCTTCAAGTCCTCCGTATCGACGGCGATGCCGTCGAGGTCGGGGGCCGCATGTGACAAAAGTGACTTTACTGCGCCGATGCTGAAGTCGTACATCGGGTTGTCCGCCATGTAGCGGTGCATCCGAACGAGTTCAGCCTTGCGCTTGGCCGGGGTGTTGTAGCGGTTGCCATCGCCACCGTGCGAGTCGATCAGGATCGCGCAGTCCGCCAGCATCTCCTCTTCAGAGCGGCCCGCCTCGCGGGCGATGACGGCGATCTGCATCGCGAGTTCGTGGAAGCCGACACCGGGCTTCAGGCCGATGTTGGACATCATGAACTGGATGGAGGGGCACATGGCCCGCTCCTTGGCGTTGGGGTCGCGCTTACGCTTGCCCCTCGCCTTCATCTTCTCTTCGACCTTCTGCTGGGCGCGGGCGAAGATCACCGCCAGCTCGATGCACAGCTCCGGGGCCTTTGGCTTGAACAGCTCGCGCGGTTCGGAGCACAGCGCGATGTACTGCTCGGGCGTCATGCCCTTGATCGCTTCAGGCGTGACCTGGACCTTGTACCGGCCATTCTCACGTACCACGTTCGGCTGACGCCACGACCGGCCACGACCTTGCGAGTACACCCGCAAGTCCATGGTGTCCACGTACAGCTCGAACACCATCTCCTTGTAGATGACCGGGAGGTTCGCGACGCCACCCTTGGCGGCCTTCTCCATGAAGGTCTCGGTCGGGATTTCGCAGTGGAAGCCCTTGCCACCGGTGATGTACCAGCGAGCCGTGGCCGGATCGAACTGCATCGCCTCCAGCTTGGAGATGAAGGCTTGCACCTTCTCGATGGTCGCGGTCGGATCGCTCGGATGGTCCCAGTCGATGTAGAACGGACCCTCGTATGAGAGCTTGTCGCGCTGCTCGGGCGCAAGGTCCTCCACCAACTTGTTCACGGCAAGCGCCGTGACAAACATGGGGTGCTTGTCAGCGATCAGTTGCGGGAGCTGGGACGCGGGAACGGGCTTCCACGTCTCTTCACCGCCTACCTGTTGGTAGTAGAAGTACATTGCGGCGAGACCTTTAGAAGCGCGTGTCTTTGTACTGCGGCCAGCGGCTGCGGAAGGTGTGCAGCTCGGTCAGGTAGTCGGCGCCCTCTTCGAGGATTTCCTCGAACTTGTGCCGCATCTTGACGCACACGCTGAGGCGCAGGTGGCGCGAGGCCGTGGGGTCCGTCCAGTCGGCGCTGACGAAGCGCATCTCGTTGAAGAACGGGAGCCACACGAACACCCCGGCACCAGGCAGGCGGCGGGGCTTGTGGGTGATGACGAACTCGCCCTTGGTCACTTCAGAGCGCAGGCGGACCCACAGGCCGTCGCGGAAGGAAGCGTCGATGCCGACCGTGTTCAGGATGTCCTTCACCTGCGGCTCGCCCTTGACGAGGTGCCACACGATGAAAATCTTCCCGTAATACACGAAGGGACGCACCGTGTACTTCAGTGCGTCCCAGACGGAGCGATCTTCGGGGGAGAGGTTGAGACGGGCTTCGTAATTGGCCCACTCGCGTTCGAGGCTGCCCTTGTCGAGCTTGCGCTCGGGATTCATATTATTTTTTCCCATTAAGACTGTACCCCTCATATGTAAGACGCGACCCATCGGGGTGTAGGTCGCGTCTTACGCCGAGCTGGAGAATGTAGCTGACTGTCCAAATTGCGTCAACTAGTTTCGGGTTTACCCTCCCTGCAATAGTCTGCGTACATCGTTCGGGTTACGTTTGACCTTGGACACCAGCTCGTCGTTGTTGAGCAGGTTGCTGTAGAGCGATCCCTGCACCGTGCCGGTCGCGGTCGCAATCCAGATGTTCGGCGGAGCGATGACACCTCTACGATCAATGCGACCTGCGGCCTGCCGGAAGATGATCGGCTGGTCCGGCGTCTCGATGAACACAGCGTTGTAGCAGACGTATTGCGGGTTCACACCTGCACCGACCGACAGCGGCTGCGCGACGATCCATGCGCAAGTGGGGTCCTCCTCGAACCGAGCGAACTCTTTGTCCGAGTTGCTCTCACTGTACGCGACGGCGACACGGCCGGGGTACAGCGATTCGAGGTAAGCCTTCACCGTGCGCGTGGTCTCTTTGAACCACGTCCACACGATGAACTTGTTCGGCTTGCCAGGTTGATCGAAGGCCGTCATCTCGATCAGCGCGTCGAGCACATCGAACGCGGCAGGCCTGTACTCGGGGCTTTCTTCCCACGACGTACCCGCAGCGTACTTCGCCCAGTTGACGACGAGCTGCTGCGAAGCCATGAGGAGCAAGTTGGTCGAAGTGGCATCGACCTTTCCGCCGTCCGTGCTCTCCAGCAGCATCTGTTCGGCGAGTTTGTCATAGATATGCTTGTGCGCCGGGTCGAGGTCGTATGGGAACGGGATATACCTGCCACGCGGACGATTCTTGTTCACCTCCTCGTCCAGCCGGTGCGACGAGTTCATGTAGAGGTTGTCGTACATGAGGTCCAACTCGCGCCACTCCGTCACCTTGTCGAAGAAGTCGCGCTTCGCCACATGCACCTGCTCGAAGTGGCCAAAGTCCCGGTAAACGCTGGGCGTCTTGATCTTGACGTAGGCGTAGGCGTCGGCGGGGTTGTTCATCTCCGTACCCGTCATCAGGAGCAGGCTGCGGCCGACGCTGAAAGCGTACACCTTGCGGAACAGTTGCGTCGCCGGGTTCTTGATGTTCTGCGCCTCGTCCACGGCTAAAGCAATTTTAGGCACGTCCTTGAACAGCTTGACGAGATGCGGGTAGTCGTTCTTGAACACCCCATACGACATGATCCAGAAGCGGCCTGCATCGAGTGTGAGAGCTTTGCGCTTTTGCGGCGTGCCCTTGTAGGCCACCGCACCGCCCGAGCCCTTGATCGAATTGATCCACTTGACCCAGCCCCGGATCAAGATCGGCATGACAACAACGATAACCTTGTCCGAACCCCAGCCAAAGCAGATGTAGGTGGACATCACGGTCTTGCCTGCACCGACAGGCAGGAAGAGACCGACGCGCTCCCACTCGATGAGCGCCTCGATGTCCTCCACCTGCCAGCCGTCGAGGATGAAGGGGTCCCCAATAGGCGTCGGCGGCAGCGGGTAGCGCTCCAGCAGCTCGGTGATCTTGACACTGAGCCCGCTCGACTTCGCTTCCGGTGTGCCGGTCTTAATGATCGCGCCCACCTTCTTCGTGGTCGTGAGCACCGGCTTGTTGAAGGCGTCGGCCGCCAGCTCCTGCACAGGAGCTGTGAACATCTTGCGCGGCGGCGGCGGCACGAACGCTTTCTTGACCGGTGCCACAGGGGCCTGCGGTTTGCTGCCGCGTGGAGGGATAACGATCTTGACCATACTGCTTTAGGGTTTGGCTCTCGTGTAGTGGGTGACTTTGAGGTGCTGTTCCCAGCGGTGCTCTTTCGTCGTGCTGTGTGCATCGAACTCGATGCTGGTGAGCGGCTTATCGTAGCTCATCAGTACCAGCGACTTGATTGGGTAGTCGGCACCGATCTTCGCCGTGACCGCCTCGCGCAGGAGTTCGGCGGCCTCGTGAATCGTGATAGCGACATGTTCGATTTGCATGTCAGGAGCCTCTCGTCATGGTGGAAGCGATGTGATCGTCGCGGTTGAGGAGCAGCTCGAACTGGCTCCACGACATGCCCTCGTGGGTGACTTTCCGCTCGATGTGATTGCGGTGAGCGAGCATCAGGCTCCTGAACTCAGGCAGCGTGAGCATGGACGCATGCTCGATTAGCGAGCGGCCACGCACATTGACCTTCGGTGCAGTCACGAACGCCCAACGCAGCGGGGCACGTTGGTAAGTCTTGATGTCGTTCGGGTCCTCGGTCGGCGGGATGATGAGCCAAGCAAGGTTGAATTTGCCTGGCTGGATCGTCTCGGCGAAATGAGCGATACCGAATCCCGTTGGCGTGCGGTACACGAACGGGTTGAACACCCAATACGGATGTGTCAACCGCTGCATGAAGCGGCTGTATTCCGGTGTCCGTTGGATCATGAGGTTCCTTTAACAGATGTGAAAACGCTCGGAGCGACCTTCGTCACTCCGAGCGCACAAAGCGCCTAGCCGTCAGGCTGCGCGACGTTCGGAGTGCGACCGACCGCGACGCTCCCCGCGTGCCGAGGCCGCCTGCTCCACGACTTTCGGTGCCGCCTTGGCAGCCTTGCGCTCGGCTTCGCCCTTCTCGGCCTCGGCCCAGAAGTCGGCCGCGCCGCTGCCAGGTTTGTCGCTCTTCTTGGCCGTGGTCGCGATGGCTTTGGCGAGTCCGCCCGTCTTCTTCGCAGCCGGGGCCTTCTTCGCCGCCTTCTTCGGGGCCTTCGGCTCCTTCGGAGGCTTCAGCTCGGCCGCCTTCTTCTTGCGAGCACCGGTCTCGACTTCGGTGATGAGGGCCATGATGTCGCCGAACAGGTCTTCGGGCATCGCCTTGGCCGTCTTCTCGTTGTCCACCGCGTCTTTGAGCAGCTTGAACATGCGCGGGCCGAACTTCTTCGAGAGCTTGTCACGCTTCTCGGCGGGCGTCAGGTCCTTCGCCGTCACCTTGCTGCGGCCGGCTGCCTTGGCCTTCGCCACGGCTTGCGTCGCGATCTCGGCGGCGTCTTCGTTGCCGTGCTCCTTCATCAGGTCGTGAGCCTGCGTCGCCGACATGTTGCCGGACTGCACGAGGTCGGCGATGGCTTGCGGCGCACCGGCAAGTGTGAGGAGCTGGCCGACGAACGCCGACGTGCAGCGCATCTCGGCGGCGATCTTGGTGTTGTCCCAGCCGTAGCCCTTCAGGCGCTTGGCGATCACGGCCTTCTCGTACACCGTGAACGGCTGTCCTTCGTTGGACTTGAGCAGGCCGACCGTGAGGTCCAGCATGGAGTTGCTCTTGTCCTTGATGACGATGGGCACCGTCTCGATGGCCGCGCCGCTCTCGATGGCCTTCAGCGTGGCCGCCAGGCGGCGGTGGCCGTCGTTCAGCACGATGGTGTCCTTGCCGTCGATCTTGGCGATGTAACCTGCCAGCGGCTTGTCTTGGTAGTAGCCGTGTTCCTTGATGTCCTCGGCCAGCACTTCCACGCCGTCGTAGTACGCCTTGTTCTGGACACGCGGATTGAGGCCCGGCATCACGTAGATGTCGGCGGGCTTGACCTGATACAGGTCGCGACTTTTCGCGTTGAGCCCGGACATGACAGCCTTGGTGCCGCCGCCCGGCGTGAGGGTGGAGTCAAAGTTGGTGAAGCCCTCGATCTGGTGCTTCAGGGTGGTTTTGTCGATGCTCATGAAAGTTCCTTTCAGAAAGAGCGTTGGAGAATGTTCCCGCGTCAACGGAGTGCGTTGCAGGCGCTGGCGCTTCGGATGGTACTGGAGATGTGCCGTCGTAGGCCGAAATAAACCTCCTTTTCGCGTTATAGCACAGTCCGTAGAAATGTCAACGGAAGGCTGCGCCAAGCAGGAAGAAGATCACACACAGCCAAACGATTGCGCGCAACAGCGCGGAGCTGCTTTGCGAACGGTAGCAGGTGATCGCACTTGCGTAGTCGGCACCCTTGAATGCTTCGGCCGACGTGCGGGGGAATCTACGAGTGGTGTCCATGGCGGGGAAGTAACTTTACCTCACTGTTGAGCTGCGGCGCAAGGATTTCAGAGCGGGGCGTGGGGTATAGCGCCGGGCTACCACACCGTTCGACTTGAGCGTCACCTCGTATGCAGGACGACGCCCGACCTGATCGGCGAACCAGCTCTTCGCCTTCCGGTACTCGTTGCCGTCATACAGGACACGCCCGTCGGCTTCGACGGTGTACTGGTTCGTGTCCTGCGCACGGTAGGAACCTCCCCACGACTTTCTCGTGAGGAGATGTGTCATCGCTGCGGTGGATGTCATTCGATACCCTTGCGCTTGCGACGCAGGACTTCCGCCGGATGCAAGATCGGCTTGCTCGGCATGACGTTATAGGTCATCGTGACCCGCGTTGACATCACATCGTATTCACCACGCTCGACGCCCACCTGCAAGGCGAAAGCGTCGAACGGCTTGCCGTTGACGTAGATGCGCATCGCTTCGGGGAGATTGTGTATGGTCACGCCGCCGAGAAGCTGCTCGATCTCCAGCTCCAATTTCCCCTCGGCGTAGCCACGTTCCTCGCGCCAGCGCAGCTCCTTCGTCCGCATCGGAATGCGGAGTTCGGGCATCTCGATGAGCGTTTTCATTCGCTCACCTTGATGATGTCCACCTTGTGGCCGTGCTGCCACGGATGACGCGGTGAGCAACCTCGACCTTGGCGGGGAAGTTCGTGTTGCTCATGCTTCGGTCTCCTCCAGCAGGCCGAGCGCCTTGGCGATGGCCTCGATCTCGGCGTACGGAATGTCGTGACAGCCGACGATGATCGAGCCGTCCGCCTGGATCGTGTTCAACGTGTAGTGGCCGAGGCGGAAGTCGCGGCCGGTGAGCGGTTCGCCCACAGCGCGGACGTTCTCGATCAGCGGCCACAGGCGCTTCGCGTGGCTCACCGGGATCACGGCACCACGGCTCGTCTCGATCTCCTGGCCGTCCTTGGACAGCCGCAGCATCGTCGTCGGCGCGTTGTAGAGCGTGTGGTTGTAGACGTGGGCACGCCACTCGGCGATCTTCGTGGCAAGGTCCAGCCGGGCCTTCTCCATGATGAGCGCGCGCTTCTCTTTGTCCTTCTCGTGTCGCGCCTGCCGACGCCCTTCCAGCTCGGACTCGTAGTTGCGCAGGATCGCGCGGTCCTCCTCGCTGACCGCGTACTCGGCCAGATTGAACGGCTTGCATGTCTGCTCGTTTTTCGGCAGCGCTGCGAGGTACTCGTTGAACTGCTCGGCCCTGTGCAGCGCGGACAGGCGCTTGGTGATGCGCGTCGTCGGCAGGATGCGGCGGGCCGTGGTCGCTTCTTCCATCAGGTACTTCAGGTCACGCTCGACGCGATCCTTGTTGTACCCGGCACTGCTGTCGGGGTCGTAGCAGTAGACGTGCGGCATGTGTCGGGTCGCGCTGCGCACGTCCGACTTGTGGCCCGAAGTGGTGGGGCTGTAGTCGCGCGTCGTCATCACGACGACGGGAGTGGAGCCGTCCTTGCCCGGCAAGATGCGAGCGATGCAGAAGTGGGAGCCGTAGCTCCAAATCTTCGACCCGTTGAAGAAGATGTTGTTCGTCGGGTTGCGTCCGTGATCCTGTCGCTGCTGCGCCCAGACGTGTGCAACCTCGGACGAACTGCGGAAGACGTGCTTCATGACTAAAGTGCCTTTCAAGAAAATGCCCGGTGAGAGCGCACCGGGCCGACGCATAGTTTACAGGAATGTCAGTGCATGACAAGGGGAATCTGTGCAAGTTCGCACAGCCCCTCCAGCACTTCATCGACTTCCTCCTGAAGTGGGGTCTTCACCTGCCAGGCGCTGATCTGCCTTTGGAAGGCTTCGGCCCAAGGCCCATCGAGGTAGACGCTCTTGCCTGCGTCCTTGTCCACGATCTCGAAACCGTCGCGCGTCCGCGTCTTGCGGCGGCCGCCGACCACGATCTCGATGGGGTAGTAAACGACCACGTAGTCGTCAGAGTCGTACAGCATGTTCACGGCGGCCTCCTCGTTACTGCTGAGGATACCGCCCT